AACCCAGATAAGTTTATATATGGTGACTATGATGCTAATGAAATAGATGTTGAATATAGATTTGATAACTTTAATCCTGGTGCGGTTAAAGTCTTAAATCAAATATTAGCAGAAACTGATGCTGAAATAGTTGTTTCTTCTGATTGGAGATTTGATTGCACATTAGAAGAAATGCAAGATTTATATAGAAAGTATGGAGTTATCAAATCTCCTATTGACTATACACCAGTATCTTTACCTGCTGATTGTGACTACTATTGGGACCCATTTGATAAGAGTGAATATGAGCAAACAAGATCTCATGAAATTACTCTATGGTTAAGCGAGCATCCTGAAGTTACCAATTGGGTTGCTGTTGATGATATAAATATGTCAGAAAGATTTGACGACTTTGGTAATAAACTATGGGGTTTATCTAATTTTGTTCATACTAAAAGAATGAACGAAGGAATAAAACAAGTAAGTATAAAACAAAAGATAATAAAGTTTCTTATATAATGATATACAAACTAGCACCTCATATGGAATTTAATAACTGGAGTAACGAAGAGTTAGATATAATATCTAAACTACACGTTGACTTAGGTGTATCTTGTTTAATACTTAATAAATATAAGTTAGTTAAATCTATAATAAAAGATAAAAGTTATCAAGTTAAAGATTTTACCCTTGTTGATTTAGATAAAATTGAACAAAGTTCAATTATAGTTTATCATCCACATAGTATATTTGCTGGTATACCAGGTAAGATTACAGAACTAATTGATTATTGTAACGATAATGATAAAGACTTATTTTTACCAGTAAAAAATGGGAGTGACTTAAAAATGTTTATAGATACTTACGATAATATTGAAGTTGATGATATAAGAATTATAGTTAGAGACCTAAAAATAAAGAGCTTATTATAAGCTCTTTTTTAGTATTCTATTGTTTCTATATTTTTAAGTTTTACTTCATATTCTTTACCCTCAAACTCTACGGTTACTAAACCATCTTCATCTATACTTACTGGTTTTAGAGGTTTTTTAGGATCATTATCAACAAAGTCTTTTACAATAGTTGCATAAATAATACCGCCAGATTTAATACATTTAATAATATCTTCTTCGTTGATTAAATTACCTTCAACATTATTCTTCTTAAAATCTTCGTATAATTTTACATATCTCATAATTCTATATATAAAAAATAATATATACAAATTATGAAATACTTAGTTAAATTTAATGAAGAACTAAAGTCTGATGTTTATAAAAGAGCAGCAGAAAGACTTAATATACTTGGTCATAAAAGACGTTCATCTGAAATAGAAGATTGGTCTAAGAAAGTAGAGTTAAAGGAAAAAAGCAAGCTTTGGAAAGATTTAGTTGATAAGTTTAGTAAATATGGTAAAATTAAAGCTAAGATAAAGAATAAAAAAGATGATTCTGTGATTGAAACTAATTTCTATATTTATCTTCATTTAGATTACGATCCACTATATAGCAATAATCATGAACAACCAGATGATATAACTGAAATAACAATATTTGTTTCTCTTATACCAACTGATGAAGAAGATTATGACTTACTTATGAGAACATATAACAAGTTTATATTTACAGGTATGTATTTTCAATTTAAGTATGAAATTCAAGATGATGGTTCACATAACTTATATGAAAGTTATGATTTTGGTTACAATAATGGTGATTATAGTGTTTATTTAGTAGATAGACCAAGTGCTGGTAGATTAAAATTACTTTTAACTAAAATATTTGATGAAGAAAGTGATTATCCAGGATCTACTATGATTGATGGTCAATCAGTTACAAGATACAAAACATTATATAGCGAAATAAATTCAGAGATTTATATAAATAAAGGGTTTTCATCTGATACCGGTGCTTCAATATATGATATTTTAGACTATTTTAAGAAACTAACTCCTAATAAATTATATAGAAGTTAAAAAATAATATTATCTTTGTGAAATTATTAGTAAACTATACTCAATTTTTAGAATCTATGAAAGAAAAAGATATGTGGGATATTATCCCACAATCTGTTAAAGAACTAAACGAACTATTCAAGAAAAGTGGTAAGAAATTATACTTAGTAGGTGGTTCTGTTCGTGACTTTTTAACAGGAGATAAACCAAAAGACTTTGACTTAGCAACCGATGCTCTTCCAGATGAAGTGCTTTCTATTTTAGGTAGAAAATATAGAACAAACTTACAAGGAAAAGCGTTTGGAGTTGTTGTTGTTTATACTAACGATCAACCTATGGGTATGGAGATTGCAACTTTTAGAGAAGATATATCAAAAGGAAGAAACCCAGAGGTTAAACTAGGAGTAACTATCGAAGATGATGTTAAACGAAGAGATTTAACATTTAATGCGCTATTTTATGATTTAGATAAAAGGGAAATAGTTGACTTAGTTGGTGGTATCGAAGATCTTAAAAGTGGTATTACTCGTATGGTTGGTGATCCAATTGAGAGATTTGATGAGGATTCTCTAAGAATTTTGAGATCCTTCAGATTTGCTTCAAGATACGAGCATCCATTACACAAAGAAACAGAAGATGCTATTAAGAAAAGAAAACAATTAGAAAACATTGATCCTGAGACTGGTGAAATTAAACGTATATCACAAGAAAGAGTTTGGGAAGAGATCTGTAAGTCATGGAAGCAAGCAAAAGACTTTAACTACTACTTAAACTTCTTTACTAAGTTTGATATGTGGGATCAAGTGTTTCCAGGTTCTAACATAAATACTAAATTAGTTAAATCAAATGACTTTGTTGTTGTGATTGCTAACCTATTTAGAAATGAGCCATTAAATAGATTAGAAACTAAATTAGTTCAAGAATATAAAATTGAAGGTGATGTAGCAAACAAAGCTGTTTTCTTACTATCATTAAAAGATTTAACACCTGATAACGCACCAGACTTTTACAAGAAAAAAGTTCAGTGTGCTATCAAAGATGAAACTATTTTAGAGTGGTATAAAGTTAGTTCTATTGATGATCCTGTTATGATTAAGTTTTTAGAATACAGACCAAGTGTTGATTCTAAAGAACTTATGGCTAAAGGATTTTCAGGTAGAGAATTAGGCTTAGAGATTAGAAGGTTAGAAATTGAGAAATTCAAAAAATTAATATAATAATATGATAAATGCAACAAAAGATAAGCCTTGGAAAATAAAAATACACTCTGAGATCAACAAAAATGGTTTAACAAATGAACAAGTAGAGAATGTGTTGAATGTTCTAAATGATGAATATTACTTAGAATATCAAAGTGATTGGAATAAAAAAATGCAAGATGAATATGATCAATACCCAGTCGCAAAGTGGCAAAATCAAAAAAGTACCGAAATAGATGAAACATTTAGAAAATCTTTAACATATAGAATTGTTGATGATAGAGTAATAGTTGATGTTGAATTTGAAGCTGCATTTACACCGGTATTTACTAAAGGTGATGTATACCAATGGGTAAAAGGATTAGATAGATTACTTGATGTACACTCCATGATACAAATGAATAAATTAGTTAAATCATATAAAGAAGGAAGTTTATTTGATGAAGAATTAAGTAAAAAAGAAAGAGAATTTCTATTGAATTTATCTAAGAGTCAAAGATGGGAAGTAATAAAATTAGATTAATAAAAATAGAAAATTAAAATAAAATTAATGAGAAAGATACTTAAAACATACGAAGCTTTTGTAGCAGATAAAAATTATAGCTTTGAGCAAGATGTAATTGATCCTATCTTAGAGTGTATCAGAGATAATCAAGATTACTTATGTCAAGATGCAAATCTACCTCAATTAGCTAAGTTAGGTTATATGTATAACTTTTTATGGTATGCTGGTAGAATGTGCTGGGGTAGTGAAGGTATAATTCGAGCATCTAATGAAATCTATGATTGTGAAGATAATCCTAAGTATAAAATAGAAATGTGTAATCCAAATAATGAGCATAATGAAAATCTTATCTATGATGCTTGGGCTATGCATGTTACAAGAGGAAACGACTCGCCATCATATAAAGAATTTTATGAAGTAGTTAAAAACGGAAGACCATTATCAGAATTAGATAAAAAAATGCTAAAACCTAATAAAACATTAGAAGATTGGGTTGAAGTTCTTACTGACGAAGATTATCGTTATAGTAGTCATTATCCTAATAGAAAGGCAGTATTAAATAATTTACTATGCACTATTGGAACTGGTTATTCTATGAGTCCAGATGGATTTATTATTAATTCATCAGGTGGAGCAGGTCAAGACAAAGATTCTTATGGTGATTGGGAAAATGCTAAGTTTAGAGAAGATATACAAGAATTAGTTGATTCTATTTTAGCTAAAGAAACGGTTAAAATGACTTTAGATAAGTCAAAAGAATATATTAAAAAAATAGAAGATGAACGTCATATGAAAGATTATAAGTTTATGTATGATATGCTTAAAAGAAATAAGATATATGACGTTGCTAAACAAGGTATGTTAGCAGGTAAAAAACTAAATATGATAATGAATACTCTTCTTAAAGGCAAAGATGAAGATGATGAAGATGAAGATGATAAAGAAGATAAAAAATATAAACCTTATTATCCTATTTCAACATCTTCTACAATTTGGTATATCGCTGATAAAGAATCTCAAAGAAGAAAAGGTATAAATAAAATAGATCAGTCTTATATTGATGGTGCTATTGAAGTTTGTAAAGATATATTAGCTCATGAAAAAGAAGAGACTGATAATCCTTATCCTAGTAAAAATGTAGAGTATGCTAAAAAAATACTTGGAAAATTAGGTGTAGAGGGATTTGAATATAAAGAAGCATTTGATAAATATGAACTATTAGAAAGGATAGAAGAATGTTTCTTATCATTAACAGATGATTTAGATAGACTAGAAGGTCAACAAAATTCTACTGATAATAGTTATAGACTTAGATTAAATGATACAGCAACAAGTGAGTATGCTGATAATAATTATTATATTGACATACTACTTGACTCAAGTTATCCTAAAACTAACTCGATAGATCCTGATGTTTTAAGAGGAACACAAATCTATGAAGATTTAGTAGCTTCTTTAGATAGACTTAAACTAATCAAAGAAATTAAATTAGTTTTATTTTATTATGATTATTACAATAATAAAGGTAAAATTACAATTGAAATATATGTAAATAATCCAAAATATGCGGAGGATACTAAAAAATTTAACGAGGATTTAGTTAAGCAAGGATTTGAGGTTGGCAAAACTTATATTGAATATGAAATTCCTAAGCTAGGAATTAAAATGAAAGTAAGAGCACCTAAGCCACTTGGTTCTACGCACCCAGATAACAAAACAGGTAAAGAAATATTTTCTAATGCAACAGATTTATATATCAATGATTTATCCGGTAATCAACTATTCAAGCTTTGGATTGATGAAAGAAAAATAAATACACTAAGATGTAGTCATATGCCTGCATCAGAGGATAAAAGAAAGTTAGTAAACTTTTTATTAGAAATGCATAAGCAAATGAAAGATAGTGATAAAGCATATGGTACGGATGAAGATCAGAAAAAGGGAAAAGATGGAAGTAAATACTTATATGCTCATGACTTTATACTTTGGGTTGATAAACATGCTAACGAATTTAAGAAATAAAAAAGAGATAAAATAATAGAAAAACTAACAGGTCTAAAATACTTTTAGTAAAAATCTCTTTTAACCACTCTGTTTAAGTATGAGCAGAGTGGTTTTAAGTTTTTATAGTGATTTAATTCTATAATATCCTCTTCAGTTTTAGCAGAAGATAGAGGTATAATATGATCAATATCCCAACCATAGTTTAACTCACCATTATATAAACCATGATTATCCCAATTCATCCAAGGTTCAAACATTGATTCTAAATATAACTTAAACTCTTCAAAAGAACATCCTAAGATTTCTTGTGTCTTTGAATTTTTAGAATATCCATTTCTTTTGAATGATTTTCTTATCATATTTCTCATATAGTGTCTTAATCTAAAAAAATAATCACTATTCAATCTATTATTAATATATATTTTTGTATAAGCATTTATTTTTTGCTTGTTATTCTCGTAATATTCCTTATGCTTTTCCGCAATAAATTCTTTATTTTTTAGTTGATATTCTTTATTATATTCCTTTATCTTATCAGAATTATTTTTTTTATATTCGTGTGATCTTTGATTTTCAATATCTTTATTAATTTGGTAGCTTTTTCTTCTATTTTCATTTATACTATCTTTCCTATCGTCTTTCGTTCGATAATAATATTCTAAACCTTTTTTATTCATACAAGATTTACAAGTGTTTGTGAAACCATCAGATCTTCTTTTATCCTTCTTAAAATCTAATACATCCTTAGTAACATTACAACTAATACATACTTTCATAACTTCTCTATTTTTTATCAATATAGATATACCTACCTGATGGAGTTTTTTCAACTTTAATCCATCCTTTCTTAACCCAATTACTTAGAGTATTTCTAGTAATATTATACTTTTCCATTATTTCTTTCGCTTTCATATATTATATATTAAATAAAAAAGTCATTTTTGTATATTTTTGTATATTTTTGTAAAAAATTAATTAAACAAATTATAAAAAAGAATATATACTCTAACTATGACATATTATATAACACATCTTAAGGACGTAATTGGCAATAACTACATAGGAATTAAAATACCTAATGAAGTAGCTCAACCTTATCTAAACTTCTTAAAAGAAGAAATAGGTGAGGATAATTTCAATAAATATACAGAGAATCAACAAAGAAGAGATAATGGGGACTATCATATAACGGTAGTAAATGTTGCTGATTATAATAGATTATCAAAAGAGATGGGAATAGATAAATTTGTCAATTCACTAGATAATATTTTTAAGTATGAGATAGATGATTTGAAAATGAAAGGAGTAGGAACAGCAGTTAAAAATGAGAATAGAGCTTATTTTATAGTATGTGATAGTGATAAATTAGAAGCTGTTCGTTGTAGATATGAGTTAAACACTCATGATTTTCATGTTACTTTAGGATTTTCACCACGTGATGTTTTTGGTGTAAGAAAAAATGAAGTAATGAAAAAAAGTTCAAAATTTTTACAACTTTTAGCTCAAGAGTTTTATAAAAGGGAAAACTGGAACTTTATTAAGAAAATAGAAAACTATAATTTAGATCCAAATTCGGAAGTAATTCCACTAAAAATAGAGGAAACTTTTATAAAAGTAAAGGTTGATGGTATGTTTATGGATGTTGCTTATTTAGATGATAAGTTTTGGATAGTAACTTGTTACTCAGCTAACGAAGATTTACCAAGATTATCAGAAACTGAAATTGCTAAAAAACTAAAGTAAGCTATTCTTTTTAATATCTCTATTTATTTTACTACAAAGAGCAAAGGTAAAAATATAAATAAAAAATTTTAATTATTATGGAAATAGCACAATGGTATAACATGGACGAATGTATTGACAGAACACAAGTATTAAACACACTAAAATCATTAAAAAAAGAAGGAAAAATCGACTATGAGTTAAATGGAGATATTCTAAAAATAGAAGATATTGATTTAGATGAAACTGAAATTGATGATTTATTAGATCTTTTCGACAGCAATGATGTATTTGAAGAGATTGACTATAGCGATGAGTGGGATGAAGATGATAGATGGGTTGATAATGACTTTGATGAAGAATATTAATAAAAAAGGAGATTTATATCTCTTTTTTTGTATCTTTGTAAAATATGGTTTTTAATATGAATATAATATTTTTAGACATAGATGGTGTTTTACGAACGCACGAAAGTGATTTAGCTTGGTCTAATGAACTTAACGAGCCGGTTAGACGTGGGACAAATCGACTATTCAGCAAAAAAGCTGTAGATAATCTAAATGAAGTCATATTCCTAACAAGAGCTAAAATCGTAGTTACTTCATCTTGGAGATTAAAACTATCATTAGAGCAACTTAAAAAAGCTTTTAAGCAAAGAGGGGTAGAAGGTGAAGTAATAGCTAAAACATCATCTGATTACATCGATAATGATTATTTTATTCCAATTGGAAATAGAGGTCTAGAAATTAGACAATGGTTGCAAGATAATCACTACTCTAAATTTGTTGTTATCGATGATCAAGTAAAAGATATAGTATCGATTATACCAGATTATAAAGTAGTAAAAGTAAATCCTTTAGTAGGATTTGTAGAAGTAGATAAAGTATTAGATATTCTACTTTAATATATAATAAAACTTATAAATGTAAATGAAACACCTAAAAAGAATATTCGAGTCAGAACAAAAAGGTTTAACAATATACCAGCTATCAGAAAAAGGATTAGCAGGTAAAATTAAAATAGATAAATGTGGTCACTCGGCAACAAATTGGAATGATGAAGATCAGTTCAATCAATACTTTTCTGGTCTTAAAGAAGCACTAGAACAAAAAGCTAAGTTTCAAGAAGAGCAAATAAAAAAAGATCCTTCTAAGGAAGAGATTTATCAAAAAATTAATTCTATATTAGAAACCACTATATTTGAACCAGGTCAAATGGTTAATGCTTTCTTAGCTAACTTACCAGAACCACAATGTGATGGTTGTGGTGAGCGTCTAAGAGCCGTTGTAAAGTCTGATAGCGAAATAGCTTTTGTAGGAATGTCAACATTTTTTCAGATAGATGAAGATAGAGATAATACTATAAAGATAGCTGAAATTCCAAATTGTGAGTTTTCAGAATTAAAAGTAAGAGATAATATAGAAACTAAGATTGAAGTTCCAACTGGTGATTTAGTATTTGCTAACTTTTTTAGACAAAAAGAGATTTACTCACCTGGTGATTTTAGTATAAATTCGCTTTTAGGTAGAATCAAATTAGCTAATCATTTAGCTGAACTAAATGTTGGATATGGACAAATGGGTAATATGACGGTTGATGTATGGAAACGAACAGATGGTAAGCAAATTATAATCGGTGATGGTGAGGAATTCGAGAATAGCTTATACTATTCAGCACATGAAGGTGAATATATCTACTTAGGAAATATTTGCTTAGATGTTTGGCGCTGGATGTGTGCTGATAAATCGGTATTAGAAAAACACGGTGAAGAATTGCCTAAATTAAAAGCAGATAAATGTGTTGAGTTAGACCGTAGAGATTTCATCTTAGCTAAAGTTGAAAGTGGAACTTGGTTAATTCATCATTATTATGATCTTTTATCAGGTGATGAAGAGAATAATGGAGTTTATAGTGTATTGAATAGGGTCTAAAATCTAAACGATTTTATAATACTTACTTATCTCTTTAGCAACATTGGATCTTTTGAAAGCATAACACCATATTCTGGGAAAAAATAAAAAAGAGACGAATGTCTCTTTTTTATTTAGTAATTTGTTATAAGTAAATGTTGAACTGAATTATCGTATCTATTTTTAATATTTGTTGAGTATTTTAGATCATATACACTTCTTATATAACCATCATATAAACTTGTTGTGAATTCGTCTTTATTTATGATAATCATAACCTTAGCATTTCTCATGGACTTGAATATGTTTGCTAATTCTATCTGTTGTTCTTGACCAAAGATATTATCATGTGAATATTCCTTAAATTCTCTTGTATATGGAGGGTCTAAATAAATAAATGTATTTTCGGTATCATTATCTAACATAATATCTTTATAAGACTTATTATATATTTTTGTTCTATTAAGTAATTCAATATGTTTATCGGATAAATTAATATTTATATTCTTATAATTACCATATGGTATATTAAATTCACCTTTAGAATTAAATCTTCTCATTCCATTAAATGCTAGTTGATTTACAACATAAAATCTAATTGCCCTATCAAGTGGTGATAATAGATTTAATCCACCATTTCTATCTTTATTTCTCCATTCATAATAATAAGCTCCTCTTTTTAATTTAGCATCTGCTATTGTTAAAGATTTTAATTTCTCTAAATTAGATATAGATTTTATATTATTTGATAGTTCTTCAATAGCATTTTTTATTTCATTATGGTTAATTTTAACTTGTTCGATAAAATTTATTAATTCAACATCTATATCATTTATAACATTCTCCTTGGCATTTAGACTCCAATAAACAGCACCACCTCCAAAGAAAGGTTCTACAAACTTATAATCATTAGAATTCTTAACAAATTCTGGATAATAAGCGCTAAATATTTTAATTTCTTTTCTTTTACCACCTGTCCATTTATATAATGGATCTAAGTAGATATTTTCTTTTTTACTCATTTATTTTATTGTTTTTTTATATTTTCTAACCAATAATAAAGAGGCTTAAAATTATATAGTGATTTAATTTATAAACTTCTTCTTTTGTATTAGCAGAAGATATAGGTATTATACGATCTAAATACCAATAAGTTCCCTGATTTTCCCAATTCATATTTTCATCAAACATACTCTCTAAATAAATCTTAAACTCCTCAACTCCTCAGAACATCCAAGTATATCTTGCGTTCTCTTTGATTTCTATGCAAATTTATTCTTTAATGATTGTAATATGAGCGTCCTTTATTGTTATATTAGAAATAATTCGTATCTTTGTAAAACAAATGAGAGGAACACTATCTCTTACACAAAAAGAAAAATAATTTCTAAAAAAGTTTGTAGAATTAAAAAAGTTCCTTATCTTTGTAGAAGAAATAAAAACACTAACACTAAAAAATATATTCAATATGGCATCACTATTTGCAAAAGCTAAGAAACAAGCACCAGCTAAAACAGCTAAAAAAGATGATAAAATCCGTATCCGTATTCAAGATACAGATCAAGCGGTGGATGTTTTTGATAAAATCCAAAAACTTTCTGTGTTACAAGACAATATGAAACGTGACAAAGCAAAAGCTGACATGATTTCAGACGAGTTACGTGACTTAGGTAAAGAAAAATGGGCTGAGCTTTACGAAGATATGGGTCGTAATCCAGGATCTGTGATGGTAGAAAGTGTGAATGACTTAGACGACACTGCACAATTTATGTTTGTGCCAACTGATAAGTATATCACTATTAACGAAGAGCGTGCTGAAGAGTTGCGTGAAGCTTATGGCGATGCTATCGTTGAAGAGAAAACCGTTTTCTCTTTTGACAACGATATGATTGAGAAATACGGTGAGGTTATCTCTCGTTTAATCGAAGAGTGTGCTGAGATTTCTGAGCGTGATAAAGAAAAAATTATCAAAGCTACTAACTCTTACTCTGTTGCTAAAGGTACTATCGACATGTTTACAAAATATGGTCAAGTAGCTGATATGATGGAAGTAACTCGTCCAGTAGTTGCTCTTAAAAACGTAGAAGTAATCAAAGGATAATATGATTGATAAAAATAATAGTCAAGAGTATAGTAACTATACTCTTGACGCATTTGAAGAAAAATTCAAAGATGCTCAAAACTTCGAGAAGAAAAAACAACTGATCGATGATTTATTGGACTCTGACTTGGATTTTAATGATCCTGAAGTTAAAGAACGTCTTGCGGAATATCGTGCTCAATTGAAAGATTATCATGATAATATGAAGCTAGAAGAAAATGCTTCTATTGAGAAAGGTATCGAAGATGGTTCTTACCAACTTTATACTTGTATTAAAGATACTGATAAGTATAAACAAGGTTATAACTACTATGTTTATACTATCGAGTTGAAAAAGCAGTATGAGGATACTGAAATAGCTTCTGTTAGTGAAGAACTAGCAAATTATATTGCTAATATCAAAGATTTAGTTTGGATTGTTTCAGATGATGGTATTGGTACTCTAAAAAGAAAATCTTTGTTTAGAGAAAACTTTAATGAATATTTCACTAAACTATAATATGAAACTTTGTGAATGTTACAAACTGAAAGAGCTTAAAGACAAATATCCAAATGATATGGAGTTTGGTCGTGAAGCAAGAAAGCTAAATATCGATGGTAGTTTAGCTGAACTAATAAAACAAACACCTAATGATTTAGAGTTAGGTAAAGTTTTGAGAAAAAAAATCTAAAAATATTTTTTTAATAGAAAAATTATATTATTTTTGTAGAACAAAATAAAACATTTCAAATATGACTGAAAAGAATTCAAAATTAATGCCGGCAGAAATGGTTGAAAAATTAAACAACCTTACAGCAAAAGAAAGAAAGTATTTCGCCATTATGTGGGCTAAATATGGTGTGTTAAACATCACATCAAAACCAGGTATTGCTAAGTCAGCAATCGGTCGTTCGATTGCAAACAAAATGGACTTCCGATATATGGATATTCGTTTGTCAATGGTTGACGAAACTGACGTAGGATTGTACCCTAACGTATCAGAAGTGGACGTTGACGGTAAAAAAGTAAAATGTTTGGACTTCGTTGTTCCTCGTTGGGCGATTGAAGCTAACAAACAGCCTACTATCATCCACTTTGAAGAGTTGAACCGTGCTTCTCAACAAGTTCGTAATGCGGCATTACAGATTTTGCTTGAGCGTCAAATCGGTACTGACTTCAAATTTAATGACAATGTTCTTATGATGTCGTCTGGTAACTTAGGTGACGAAGATGGAACAGACGTTGAAGAGTTTGACTCTGCATTGAACAACCGTTTAGTGCATATTGATCACACTCTTGACTTTAATGACTGGGTTCAGGATTTCGCAAAAGAAAATGTACATCCTATGCTTGTAAGTTATCTTACAGCACACCCAGAACATATGTACAAACAAAGCGATAACGCTAAAGGCTACGCTACCCCTCGTTCTTGGACGATGATGTCTGAGTTTATCGTAGCAAACTACGGTATGGACTCTTCACCAAGAGAATTCTTACCTTTGTTAAGAGAAGTTGCAGCAGGATATGTTGGTAATTCAGCGATGAAGTTCCTTCAATACTGCGAGGATATGATGAATGTTAGCATTTGGGATGTCCTTAACAACTATGACAAAGTGAAAAACGATTTGAAAAAATATAATCGTGATAAGAACTCAGAGCTTATCCAAAATTTGAAAGAGATTGACATCAACTCGTTGACCAATGCTCAAATCGATAACTGCGTTAAGTTCTTGAAAAACGTAGGGGATGATGAAAAGACAGCATACTTGCTTTTCGTCTTGGATAATATCCCTGAGGTTACAACTGACAAAATCAAACGACTTTTGTTAGAGTTCCGTGACTTGCTAGTTAATATCAAGCGTATTAACAAACCAGGTAGTGCTAAGTAATAAAAAGGGGGTATCTTTTGATACCCTTTTTTTATATAAACAAATTAAAAAAAAGAATATATAACTATTATGTTAGAAATACAACTAGTAGTTATTAATGATTTTGGTGAATTTTTAGGTAGAAAAGCTGTTATAAGTGAAGAAGATTATAAAAATCTTGTTATAATGGCGAGAGAGTTCTATAAAAATGGAAACTTCGATCTTACTTGTGAAGATGGAAGCTTTATTGTATTTCCACCTGAAATAGTGCAAAAATCTATATTGAAAATTATAAAAAAAGTAATAAGCGATGTATAAAAATAAATTCAAAAAGTTTGGAGGAGAATACATCCCAGACGTAATCAAATACCTTAAAGACGTTCTTGAGAAAGAACCAGGATCTATAATTTCTGTTGGTTGTGACTCTATTCAAGTGCGTAGAAGAACTATCTATGCTGTAACTATTATGGTTTATAATAACGAAATCAGAAGAGGAGCACACGTTGTATTCTTTAGAGAATCTTGTCCTAAAATTAGAGAAACACAAGAAAGACTTTACAAAGAAGCTCAATATGTTCATGATGTAGGAACTTATATTAATGATGCTTTAGTTGAAGCTGGTTTTACTAGGGAGATTTCTGACTTAGAAAAAAAAAGATATAAATACCACTTACTAAAGTCAGAAGGTGAGTATGCTCATGTTGAACTGCACAATGAAGAAAATGTTGTTAAAAACCTAATCTTAACCGATGCAGAGAAACTTGATATGAAAGTTGTTGACCTACACGTTGACTTCAACCCATTTGAGAGTTCTCAATATGATAAAGGACACAGAAATAGATCTTTCGTAGCTTATAAAAGCTATGTGCCTTGGTTAAGAGGTTTAGGATTTAGAGTATGGGCTAAACCAATGGGATTTGCAAGTACAAGTGCCGCCGACCTTTTGCTAAAAGGATAATTTATCAGCAGGGGAGGAGAAAATTTTAATATATATAATATGGAAAATTATTATATATTATATGAAACCACAAACCTAATAAACGGTAAAAAATACCGAGGTATTCATAAAACATCTAATTTAGAAGATGGATACCTTGGTAGTGGTTTAGCACTCGAAAAATCAGTAAAAAAATATGGGAAACAAAATTTCAAGAGAGAGATTTTAGAATTTTGTAGTTCATATGAAGAACTCTTAGAGAAAGAAAAAGTTTATGTTGATGATGAATGGGTTAGAGATAAATCTAACTATAATCTAAAGACTGGAGGACAATCAGCAGGTATATTATCTGAGGAATCTAAAAAGAAGATTTCTGAAACACTTAAAAGAAAATATGATAGTGGTGAAATTATTGCAATAGGTAATTTAGGTTGCATACCTTGGAATAAAGATAAGCAAGATATATATTCAGAAAATAGTCTAATAACTATGAGTATATCTGCAAAAAATAGATATGCTAATGATGATAAACATCCTTTGAAGATTTATAGATGTGTAACCCCGTGGAATAAAGGATTAGAATTAGGACCAATGACAGAAGAAGAAAAAGAGAAGAGATCGAGAACCTTAAAAGAAAGGTGGAAGACACATGAACATCACTCAAAAGGAGTTGAGCCTTGGAACAAAGGTAAAACTGGACTACAAGAAGCATGGAACAAAGGTAAAGAAATGGAAAAAATCGAGTGTCCTCATTGTAGTAAAATGGTTGATAAAGGTAATGCTAAAAGATGGCATTTTGATAATTGTAAAGAAATAAAAGATGTTTCAATTTAATACTCTATTTTTACAAAAGTTCGGTTGGACGCATAATATGTGGAATTATGTTTCATATATATATGTTTCGTCTGACCGAGTTTTTGGTATTTTACAAGAAGATGATAAAGTTTATTTCTTAAAATCAATTGAGAAACCAATTGAAAAATATAAATATTTATCTTTACCATCAATTCTTTCATCAAAGGAAAACATAGAAGAAAAAATAGAAATTAAATCTAATGCAGAAATGGTGAATCTAATAAAGAAACATGATGCTTGTAAAAAAGATTATCAAAGACATTTCAAACTTTCTTCAATTCTAAACAATAAATAATATGAAGAAAGGTAAGTTAATAACTAAAGATAAAAAATACTACATTAAATACTTAGACTCATACTCTGGTAGAGATAATGGTGGATATGAAAAAGAAAGATTTGGTTATTTTGAATTAGAAGTAAATCCCGAATTTCCAATAGATACTCTTGAATATCTACTAAATGAAGAAGTAGATTTTGAAAAGTTTTATTATGTATATGAATCTAATGGGTGTAAATTTGGAAAAAATGTTGCTAATATAAAACTATCAATTCAGCAAAATAGAGATACTAAAATAAATAATATAATAAAAATATAATGAAGCGTAAAAAATTAAAAGTATTAGGATTATCATATAGTCAAAGTCAAGTTGGTTCTTATGTTTTAGTTCTTTCTGAAATGAAAGGTAAAGTAAAATTACCTATTATCATTAAACCACAAGAAGCTCAAAGAATAGCTCTTGAGATTGAAGGAATTAAATCTAATAAACCACTAACACATGATCTATTTAAGAGTTTAACAGATTCTTATGGTCTTGATTTACAAGAGGTTTTTATTTACCAATTAGCTGAAGGTGTATTCTATACTAAATTAGTTACAACAGATCAAGTTGATGATGTAGAAATTGAATCATCTGTTGGTGATGCTGTAATCTTATCTTTACTTTATGATTGTCCTATTTATGCTTCACAGGAAGTCTTAAATATGGCAGGGGTTTTAATTAACGATGATGGCTCGAAAATTGACGATGATTTAGAAAATGAGATTGAAGACCAAGAAGAAACTATAGAGGAGTTAGCAACATCAATAGAAAATCTAGAAAAAATGTTAGAGCATGCTGTATTAAATGAGGAATACGAGATAGCAGCAAAAGTTCGAGATCGTATTGAAGAAATGAAAGCAAAGAAATAAAAAAGTCCACCTCCGGGTGGACTTTTTTATATATACATTATGAAGCTAGTTATGAATGAGGTTTATCATAAATATATTATAAGAGTTGTTATTTTTGCCTTATTTACTTTTAAGGGACAATTAAGACAACCTAATGTTTATAAACAATCTATTGATTCTTTTGTTAAGAAAAGAATTCCGTGGAAAGTAGAATTATTTATATTGATTGGTAATGAAGGAATATCTAAGGAAGAACAACGAGACTTAATATTAGATGAATTATTATCTAATAATAAAAATGATTTTCTCAAAAATATATTTATTAAAATAAAAACAACATTTAGTGAAGTTGAATTGTTAGTTGATTTAACAAATGAGAAAAAATATGAAAGGTTATTATATAGTTAAAATATATCTCTTTTAATATCTCGGTTAACCTTACTACAAAGAGGTTGTAAATTTGTATAGTGGTTCAGTCTAAGTATATCTTCCTCAGTTTCAGCAGAAGCTAAAGGTATAATATGATCTATATCCCAACCATAATTAAATTCGCCATTGTATAAACCTTTATTCTCCCAATTCATCCAAGGTTCAAACTTACTTTCTAGATATAGTTTGAATTCTTCAAAAGAACACCCTAAAATCTCTATTGTTTTACTTTTCTTTATAATTGAATTATATCTGAATATACTTCTTATAGAATTTCTTATTGTATGTGATAGTTTATAAATCGGATCGTTGGATAATCTATATCTATGATTATCATATAGTCTTCTTTTATTACTCTCATAATATTTTCTTTTATACTCTTTTATACTTTCCTTATTATTTTTGTAATATTCTTTGTTGTAATCTCTACTATATTCTTTTATAACTTCTTTATTTTCTTCATAATATTTTCTATTATAAACTTTCTTGTAGTCTTTGATTGATTCATTGTTTTTGTTATACTTTTTTACTTTATCGATAATTATTTCTTTGTTTTCAAAATAGTATTCCTTTCTATACCCTATAATATCTTCTTTATTTTCTCCATAATAAATCTTTTTATTAAGCAATATAGTTTCTCTATTCACCTTATAGTATTCCTTATTCTTTTCTTTTATAGTCTCTTTATTTTTTACTCTCCAGATTTTTTTACCACAGCTAATACAAATTGATGTTTTTTTAACAACTTTAACAATATCTTCGGTTCTATTACAATTATTACATACTAACATATTACATAATTTATTTATTTATATATATATATATATATATATATTAAAAATACTACTTTCCTACTAACTTTTTGATTTTTTTTTAATTATTAGATAACTTTTTTTATTAAAATTATATAATTTTATATGAATAATAAAATACCAGAAGAAGAGAAAAAAGTTAAATTATCAATATCTATTGATCCAGAACTTAATAAGAAGATAGAAGAAGTTATAAAAAATAAATTTTATAAAAAATCAAGATTTATAGAATTTTTAATAAGAAAATACATTGATGATTTCAAGTAAGATTTATTCGTAGATAAATGCTATTGTATTTCTACCATTTTTATATTCCCACGAATCAGCACCTAATACATCACAAACAGCATCTATATTATCTTCACTAGTATCTAAAACATCATAATCATCAATCTCAATTGAATTATCATAAAAGGTAACTGAATCAGATGAAATATCTACATAATGATCAGAGCATATATTAGAAATCTTTCTTTGAGCTTCTGCTAAAGTATTACCAAAGAAGCTTTGTATAGATTTATCTGTTTTTAATACTTCTATATTCTTTCTAAACTCAAAGTCAATCTTTCTAAATTTGATTTCCTTAGTTGGATTTTTAGTGCTATCATCTAAATGAACATCAAATAAAAACCAACCTTGTTTTTTTAGAAGACTAATTATTTTATGCATTTCATCCATGATTTTAGTAACATCATCATAAGATAAACTATCATTAAAAACTCTTATCTTGAAGTTATGATTTCTTTTATTAACCTTATCAGAATAAAAAGCAAATTCAGTATCACCTACATTTTCTGCTTTGGTTAATTTTCCATTTGCATCAAAGAAATAGATTGAAAACCCATCATCATATAAGGAGATAATAGACATTAAGATTTCTTCTAATGTCAACTCAGTGTTATATTCCTCAAAAAGTCTTAAATAAATCATAAAGTATATATTAAAAATAAACTTTACTTTTTATTTGTATATCAATTATTAATTACTATCTTTGCATTATTAATACACGAAAACATATGTCATACGAAAGAAAAACGGTTGATATTTATATCTCCAGAGAGTTAGCTGAAATCCTTAAAGCTATTGAAGGAGAATCTTTGGTTGCAAAATTACTTTTAAGACCAAGACACCCAAGAGAAGTATTGGTTGACGACTACGTAAACTATATTTCCTTGTCTAAACAAGACAAATCCAAATTATCATATCTATCAAAAGATAGAATTGACGCACTTGATGAAACAGAATACTGGTCATCCAGCAAACGCTATATGGCTAAACCTGGTTCATTTATCTCTAAACTTTTCAAGGATATTCCTGCTAAGGAAGTCGAGAAGTTTTCTACCTTACTTAGAACACAATCTAAGAAACCACCTTTTACGTTTAATATTGTTAAGGGAAGTGATATTAAAACATATTACTACTACCAAAGCTATGCTAGTTCTGATCGTGGAACACTAGGCGCTTCATGTATGAAACATGAGCATTGTCAACGTTACTTGGATCTTTACATTGAGAACCAAGACAATGTTACTATGTTAGTAATGCTTAACGATAAAGATAGACTAATTGGTCGTGCTCTTTTGTGGGATTTCGATGGTTATAAAATCATGGACCGTATTTATACGCAAAATGATGAAGAACTTTCTTTTTACTTTAAGCAATGGGCAACCGAGAATGGTTACTTTTACAAATCAGAACAAAACTGGTTTAACACTTTATTCTTTGAGCAAGTAGGAACTGGTAAAAAAGAAATGAAGATTGAGTTCACTTTACCAAATATCAAGCAACACTACTATCCTTATATGGATACGTTTAAGTTTATTGACTTAGATAAAGGTAAGTTATACAACTATATCCCAGAAGATGTTGACTTTTCATCATTCAGAACTTTAACTGCTTCTGATGGTGGTAAACATCCTGGTGACTACTTAGTATTCGATCAAATTGATCGAGTAATGAGATACCGTAATGATGCGGCTTGGATTCAATATGCTGGTTATTGGACTGGTAGACAAAATGCTGTTTACTCTAACTATAACGATTGTTATATCTTAAACCAAGATTCTGTTTACAACGAATACTTAGACGATCATATCTTTAATGAGGAAAATGACTCAAGAAATAATCCTAAGATTAAAGAGTTGATAGAGCAACGTAAGAAAGAAAGAGACGCTATGATGAAGAAGATGGGTGTTAAATCTAAAGCTTCTGACTACTTTGCGGATTGGCGTCCATTGGATTTTGATAGTCCGTTTGATTATAGACCTCGTAGAACCAGAGTTGTAGAAGAAATTTCACCAGAAGTGACTCAAACACCTTTAGAATCAGAAGTTGCAGCACCAACATTAGAAAATGTAACAGAAGTTGCATCAGAAGTAACACAAGAGCAACCTGTAAATGAACCAGTAATAACTGCTATTCAAGGAAGAAATACTCGTGATCTTATACGTATGTATGAAGAAGCAATGGAAAGAGCTGCTGGTAGAGGTGGACTCGGTAGATGGTTAAGAGCAGACGGAAGATGGGATGATCAGGTAGTAAGAGACGAAGCTGAGCTTCAAGATCCAACACCTGAATCACAAACAGAGACACAAGAAGATTTACCTTTTTAATATAAAGACCCTTTTAGGGTCTTTTTTTATAAACTTACTTTTCATAATTGAATATAAATTAGATGATGGATTTATATGAAATAGCTAATGATATAAGAAATATATTAGACGAAAGAAGAAAAGAATTAAACCTTTACTTTATTGAAGATAATCATAAATACTTTATGAATAATGTTGAAGGTGTAAATAAAAGTAACTGGTTATCTGTATCAAGTGTGTTAAAAAAGTTTTATCGACCTTTTCCAACAGAGGAAGCTTCATTAAGAAAAGCAAAAGGTGATGTTGAAGTTCAGAAAAAACTAAAGAAAGAGTGGATTAGAATGGGTAACTATGCAAATAATTTAGGAAGTCGTGTTCACTATTTTTTAGAAAAAGGTATTGTTGAAAGATTTAACTTAGATAAAGAAGTTAGAGAGCCTGAGTTTGATTGCGATTTTGAGCAAACAATAACATCAGATCACATGATTAGAAATGGTCAAGACTTCTATGAGAAAATGATTAGAAATGGTGCTGTTTTAATTGATACTGAGGTTGTAATGGGTGATCCAGATTTAGGTTATACTGGTCAAGCTGATAAAATCTGGATTGTTTGTAATAAAGAAAAAACAGAATTAGGTATTGTAATTACCGATTGGAAAGGTTTACCATTAGATACTGATATTTTAACTAACAATGGTTGGAAAACAATGGGAACATTAACAACTAATGACATGGTGTTTGATAAGGATGGTAATATGGTGAATATTAAACATATATCAAATATAAAAAATAAAAATTGCCTAAAAATATGTTTTGATAATAAGGAGGAAATAATATCTGATTTTGAGCATAGATGGTTAGTTTTTACAGTACATAATGGTAATAAGAAAGAGAAAGTAATGACAACACAAGAAATATACGACTATTATAACAATTTAGATACTAGAAAGTCATATAAAATATTGAAAATTGAAAATACAAAACCATTAAATATAAAAAAAGCTAATCTACCAATTGATCCTTATGTATATGGTGTTTGGTTAGGAGATGGACATAGTGATTGTGGTGTTATAACACAAGCAAATGAATTGGTATGGAAAGAAATAGAGAATAGAGGGTATGTATTAGGTAATGACATCTCTAATGGTGGATCTGGTAAAGCACAAAGTAGAACAGTATTAGGATTGCGTACTAAACTAAGAGAATTATCATTGCTTAAAAATAAAAGATTATTAGATGTGTTTTTATTAAGCTCATATGAACAAAGATTAGATATTTTAAGGGGGTTAATGGATGCTGATGGTTATTATAACTCAAAAAGAAAAAGGTTCAGTATCTCAACTACAAAAAAATATCAAGTAGACCTTTCTATTGAATTACTTTCATCTTTGGGTATAAAAACTACTATTATAACATCTAATAAGAAAATAAATAATAAAATAATAAAATGTTACAATATAGAGTTTGTGACTACCGACTTTAACCCATTTTTAAGTAGAAATAAAAATATAATTGTAAATTTACAGAAAGATAAGAGAACATATAGAAGTATAAAATCAGTCAAAATGGTGGAATCGGTACCGACAAAGTGTATTGAGGTTGACAGTCCAACAAGCACATTTTTATGTACTAAAAGTATGATAGTAACACATAATACAAATAAGCCAAAAAACTTTTTAGAAACAAAGTGGACTGATAGAATGTATGAGCCTTATCAAGATCTACCAAATACCGCATTAGGTCACTATTATGTTCAACTATCTTTATATGGTAAGCTTTTTAGAAAGATGCTGCAAGGAACAAAATACGAAAATATAAAAATAGTTAGAGCAACTCTTATACTACTTACTGATAGTGCTTTTGAGGAATATAAAACTCCGATTGATGTTATCAATAGAACATTAGATTTAGACATTTCTGAGTATTTAATTTAATATATACTTTTATGAAGTATTTAAGAAAATTCAACGAAAGTAAAGAATATATTAAATCTATATGTCAAAAATATGGTATAAAAAATTATACTATTAATGATGATGGATCTATCGATGTTAATGGTAATGTTGATTTATCTGGTAGAGGATTAACTAAATTACCACTAAAATTTAGAAATGTAACTGGTTCTTTTGATTGTTCACATAATAAATTAACCACATTAGAAGGTGCTCCAAAATCAGTTGATGGTGATTTTTATTGTTCTTATAATCAATTAACTACTATAGAAGGTGCTCCAAAATCAGTCGGTGGTAATTTTGGTTGTTATAATAATCAATTAACAACATTAGAAGGAGCTCCGCAATCGGTTGGTGGTATTTTTATTTGTGATAATAATCAACTAGTTAATCTTGATTTTGCTCCATCTTGTCAATCTTTAAGTTGTTTTGATAATCCAATACATAAATGGTGGTCTAAAATTGATATTAGTAAATTAGATGCTTTTATTGATTTAGGTATAGATTCAAGGGATCCAGATTTTATGAATCAAGAAAAAATAAATTTATTATTAGAATGATATATTTAAAAAAATTTAACGAAAGTAATACTAAGTTTCTTGCCGCTATGGATGATGAAGATTTAGAAGATAGATTAAGCTTTCTAAGATTACAAGTTAGTGAGTTACAAGAAGAAATACTAACTATTGTAAATATACAAAAAGATAGAAAAGATAGAGAAAACACTGAATACTCTAAAACACTTCCTGCAAGTATATATGACTTTGATGAAAAACAATTAGAGTTTATATTCCAAGGAGATCCACGTTCAGATAAACAATATGAGATACAACAAAAATACTATAATCAATTAGCAGGTGTTTTTCCTTCTATGACTTATGATTCAACTACCGGTCAAAAAATATTTAGTATTGTTACTATTGGATGCATGAATGATGATGAAGATGCTTATGATGCTGAACAAGCTAAAATAGCAGTAAGAGATATAAAGTTTTTAGGTGATAAATTGAAAAAATCTAATAATGAAGAATATGGGGATTTTATAACATTCCAAGTATTATTTAGTTATAGTGAAGATTATAGAAAAACCGTTATTTACAAGAGTGAGAGTGAAATTCTATTACATAGTGGATATAGAGTAATAAAAACATTTAATAAAATTGAAGATTTACTTAAATACTTAGTAGAAGAAGATTTAGATGAAAGAGTTAAAGATGATGGGTGGTATGAAGGAACATAATAAAAAAAGAGCAACATAAGTTGCTCTTTTTTATTCTACATATAAATTGTTTTGTTTAACAATCTCTATAATATCAGAAGTTACATCGTGTTCTGGTTTAAGTGTTACAACCTCTTGTGAACCGATTACCATATCAATATCATTTTTATCAGACCAATCAGAAATAAATTGAGATAATTCTGAATAAATAGCTTTTGATAATTCATCGTTCATTTTACGCATAGTGAATTTGTATTCTTCATCTATTTCAACTGCTTGATTTTGTAATTCTTGAAATTTAGCTTCTTGCTCTTTTGTCATTTCAACACCAGAGTTTGCTTTAGTAATTAAATCTTCCATTTGTCTTTTGAACGGATCTAACTTTTCGATAAAACTTTTCTTTACATCATTAATCTTTGATACACCATCTTGATAGTTTTTATAATAACGACTTAGTATCTCAAAATTTACAACCTTAATTTTCATAAAAATATTTTTATTGTTATATAGAAATATTAGAAAAAGGTTTTTAATAAATTATCAAAAAATTACATTTTTGGTAATTTTAATTTTATATATAAAAATAAAAAATATTAATGAAGACAAAAGAAAGAATATCTTTATATGTTGATAAAGATCTATTAGAAATAATTAATAGTAAATACAAAAACAAGTCAAAATATATTGAAAGATTAATATATCAAGACTTGTTGAATAATGGTAAAAATAAAAAAATTAAAAGTATGATCTTATGAAAAATAATGAACTTAGAAAAACTTTTATAGATAAAGCTAAATTAAAATATGATGATAAATATGATTACTCAGAGGTTATTTATATAAATAGTAGAATAAAAGTTGATATAATATGTAAAGAGCATGGTGTTTTTCAGAAAACGCCAAGTCATCATATTAATGGTAATCAAGGATGTCCAAAATGTGGTTATAGAAACTTATCTTTATCTAAACTTAGCAAATTAGAGAATTTTATTGAGAAATCTATTAAAATACATGGTAATAAGTATGATTATTCTAAATCACTATATAAAAATGCTATATCAAAAATTAAAATAATATGTAATAAACACGATGAAATAATTGAGATAACTCCAAATTCACATCTAAATGGACAAGGGTGTCCATATTGCTCTGGTAGTAAATTGAATAAAGATATATTTGTGGATAGATCTATAAAAATACACGGTGATAAATATGACTACTCAATAGTGGATTATAAACATTCTCAAAAATCTGTAATAATTACTTGTAAAAAACATGGTAATTTTAAGCAAAAACCAAATTGTCATCTTAATGGACAAGGGTGTCCTTCTTGTAAATTATCTAAAGGTGAAAATAAGATAGTTGATATTCTAGATAAATTAAATATAAAATATCTAAAACAATATAAATTTAATGAGTGTAAATATAAAGAAAATTTAATTTTTGACTTTTATATACCTGAACATAATTTATGCATTGAATATGATGGACAGCAACATTTTAATCCTGTTGATTATTTTGGTGGTATTGAAAGATTTGAGGAAGATAAAAAAAGAGATTTAATTAAAAATAATTATTGTTTAGAAAATAAAATAAAACTTATTAGAATACCATATTATAACTTTAATATAATAGAAGATATTATTGTAGAAAACTTATAATAAAAAATTTAATATAATAAAATTAACCAAACGATTTTGATTAGGAAATTGCAAATAATAATTCAAAATGAAAGAAGAAAGCAAAGTAAATACAGGATTTACAATAAATAAGGACATAGTTTCTATGATGGATGAATATTTAGATGAAATTGGTAATACTAATAGATCTAAGTATATTGAAAAATTAATAAGAGAAGATCTTAAAAAATATGAACCACTAAAATCAAAGATTGAAGAGGATGTGTATGTTAGATTCCTACAAATTGTAAATGATAATAAATTAGATGAAAAAGCAGTAATCACTAAACTAATCAGTGAATTTATTAGTAAAAATGAAATTAGATTAGATCTTAATAGTATTCTTGATAAATTATCAACATTTGGTTATTCTTCTTTGAGTAAAGAAGAAAAAGAATTTTTAGAAAAGAGTTAATTAATAACTTTCAATTTTTATATTATTGACATTTTTATACTTACTATCAGGATTTGATTTTAAGATAATCTTTGATAATATTACAGCACTCTTTCTATCTTTAACAGATACATCTTCGAGTAATAAATCCTCTGTTATAGAATAAATAATTGATGGTCCTTCACTTAGGTATATAAATAGAGTCTTTTTATTATTACCACCATATAATATATTTTTAATAGGTGAATTGTTTATACTTTTACCTATAAATTCACTAAATACATATTTTGTTAATACTCGTGATCTATTTTCTTGACCATATTTACTAGCCTTATCTGCTGCAGATAAGTATGTAGTGCTATTTAATTCATTAAATCTTTTTAACATATCAATTTTATTTTTATTTATATATAAATTTACGAAAGTAAGATATTTACTGCTTTAACGTATCTATTGTATAAATTATTATCTTCTGATAATTTAAGATTATCATCTGTTATAAATACAGATTGAGTAGCACCAACTTTCTTAACTTCTAAGAAAGTTTTCCTTGTTTTAGTAATTCTTGCATACTCTCTATTTTTAATGTAGTATTTAGTTTCATCTGTATAGATACCATCTTCTATTATTTGTCCTAAGTATTTATTAGTGCTTACTGACAAGCTATAATTTAGAACTTTATAGTTAGGTCTTTCCTTTGTGGAAATTAACCATTCAGTATCTTGTGTTGTAGGAATCTCTAATTTATAAGTTGATTGAGTTATTCCTGTTATAACTTGAAACTTATTTAGATCAGATGGTTGTCCGTCTGTCCAATTAGTTTTATATAGAGTTATATCATAAATGTTATTATTAGTAATATTAAGATTTAATGTGTTATTAGATCTAGTTATTGTTATACCTGCTGAAGCGGTTGCTGCTGAATAAGTTGCAGTTAGAGGATTAGATAAATCAATAGATATAAAATTAGGATCTGAACTCCATATATCATAACCAGTTTGATAAACTTGTTTAGAGTCATATAAATTTTTGATTCTTTTTGACATTAAACTTTGAGTCATTAATAATATTTTATTCCAAGTATTTTTCTTAACAGAGTCAATGGTTGGTAACTTATTAATATCTATCTCATAATGAGTATAAAGACATTGTAATAAATTATCATAATCACCACTCTTAGATAAATCATCAACTAAAGTATAATATTCTAAAAAAGAATCTTTTCCTTTTAGTGCTATTTTATCTATTTTCTTTAAAATATTTATAATATTTTTGCTCATTCTTTTAATAAATCTATTTTTTCCTTATTCATAAAATCTGGGTCTCTACAATCAATACCTAAATCTATAAAAGCATCTAATTTATTAATATCATTTATTTTAGACCACCACCTATGTATTGGATTACTATTACAATAAATAAATTGACAAGATGGAACAAATTCAAGATTAAATAATTTATTATTACGACAACTAAAATAACCACCAACTGATTGAGGACAGCCTTCTAATGTTGTTAATTGATTATTACGACAACTAAAATAACCACCAACTGATTGAGGACAACCTTCTAATGTTGTCAATTGATTATTATCACAATTAAAATAACCACCAACTGATTGAGGAGCTCCATCCAATGATGTCAATTGATTAAATGAACAAACAAAATTACCACCAACTGATTGAGGAGCTCCTTCTAATGATGTTAATTGATTAGATGAACAATTAAAACTACCACTAACATTTCTAAACTTCAACTGCAATTTTGTTAAATTTTTATTAAAAAAATTAACATCACCATTAACATCAATAGATTCATCTTCATTAATAGTATAATTCTCTATGTCATATTTTTGACATATATAATCTATATTTTCTATACTCTCGTTAAATCTTCTTAAATATATCATTAAGTTGAAATAATTTTTTCAATCTCTTCAATTTTTGTTTTGTTTACTTGTGGATCTTCATACAACTTAGAAACATCACCTATTTTCTGAATAGCTTCTGGATTTTTAGTTTTTATATCTTTTAATGTATTTACTAAATCTTCTTGTCCTTCAACAGCACCATCTACTTTTATTAAAATATCATCTAATGTTTTGTTAATGTCGCCTTGTGTACCCTTGAAAGTAACATTATTACCTTCAATTTTAGTAATTTTTAAGATACCAATCTGTTCTTTATCAACTAAATCTTTTACTTTACCTTCATTAGTTTTCTTTTTCTCATCATCTGAAATAGCATCCCATGCAGTTTGATTAAAATCTCTTCTTTTATAAATAACGGTATCACCTACTTTATATTCAGTAGCTACTTCAGTTTTTATATTTTTAGATTTTAAGTATTCATCAATATCTTCTTTTTTGATTTCTTGAATATATTTTATTATTCTTGGAATTAAAGTTCCTTCAACCCATTTAATTGTAATATCCTTCATTTTCTTTTCATCACCATTTGCACCTTTTAATAGGTTCTTAAAGTCAGGTAGGTGTGTTTTATCGTTTATATCTTTATTGATTTTATCTTGATCTACTTTACCCGCATCTGGACCACCAGCATACTTATAATCTTTAATAGCACGATTTCTACAAGTTATAAAATAATATTTAATAGTTTCAATTGGTGCTAAGTTTTTACCAAAAACCTTTAATAAACCATCATAGAAAGGTTGTAAGCCTTGTTCACCTAATTGACCAGTTACTGGATCTAAGATACTACCAACCAAATCTAAACATCTTTCAGTATTAGTAGTAGCTTCTTTCTTAAACTCATCCATAATTGACTTAAATAAATAGTTATTACTATTTCTATTAAAAGTATTTTCTTCTAACCATTTATCTAATTGTTCCATTGTTGGGTTTTGACCTAGTTTTTTAAGATCTTCCAATGCTCTACCCCACATATTTTTTAAGAAATCAAATAATTTACCAATTAATTCTTCATTTACTGGTTCAGTATTTCTATATGATTCATAGGTTTTTAGATATTTCATTATTTACTTATTGTTTTTAGTATATATTATTTTTTGTAAACTATAAATCATTTTTGTATATAAAAACAAAAAGAATAATATGCAGAAAATAGATTCACTTAATCAAGTAGCAGAATTTCATAGAACTTTTAATGCTCCAATTTTAGATACACCTCAAATTCCTTCACAACAACGTTGTAAATTGCGTGTTGATCTTTTACAAGAAGAACTAAAAGAATTAGTAGAAGCAATTGAAAATAATGATTTAGTAGAAATTGCTGATGCACTTGCAGATCTTCAATATGTTTTATCTGGTGCAGTTTTAGAGTTTGGACTAGGAGAAAGTTTTGTTGATTTATTTAATGAAGTTCAACGAAGCAATATGTCAAAAGCTTGTAATTCAGAACAAGAAGCACAAGCAACCTTAGAACATTATATGCAGAAAGATGGTACAGAAGGTTATTACAAAGAAAATAATGGTAAATGGCTAGTTTATAGAAAAGAAGATGATAAGGTCTTAAAATCTGTAAATTACTCACCAGCAGATCTTAAATCAATTATAAATGAATATAAAAAATAGCTACTTTGTAAAAAAGTTAAAAGATAAATTAAATACTCGACGTAAGTTGAATGGATTAGAATTATATACTAACGAACAAGTTTCTAATATGTTACAAACAAAAAAAATTGGTAAATATGAAATTGTTTGGGATAGAAATAATAATTTTATAAAACTTAATTTGCTTGATCCTGATTGTATTGTAACCGTTGATTTAGGTCGATATATAATACAAAATAAAGGATATAACAAATCTCTTTCCTCCTCTGAGTATATTGAGTTTTCATTACAAGAAATGAGAGAGTTTAGATTAAATAAATTATTAAAATGATAATAAGATATTCTATTTTTATATATATTATATGAGAATAGTAAAATGGGATTATGACTCTTGTAGAGAAGAGGCTTTGAAATACAAAACTAGAATGGAGTTTAAGAAAAATGCTTCCGCTGCATACAAAAAATGCATAAAGTTCTGGCCTGAATTACTTTTACATATGGAAGAGAAGATGAAGCCAACTGGTTACTGGACATATGAAAGATGTAAAGATCTGGCATCTTCTTGTAAAACAAGAAAAGAGTTTTTTGATCAAAAAGGGTTTGCATATGAGATCGCTAGACAAAATGGTTGGTTAGATGAAATATGTAGTCATATGGAAGTTTTAGGAAATCTTAAGAAAAGATGTGTTTATGCGTATGAATTTGATAATAATTATGTATATGTTGGGTTAACTTTTAACTTTGAGGGTAGATGGGTAAAGAGATTAAATGACGTAAATGATGCTGTCAAAAAACATATACAAACAACAGGAAAATATCCTATTAGGAAAAAATTAACTGAATATATTGATGCTAAAGAAGCATCAATTTTAGAAGGTGAGATACTTAAAAAATATGTTGCTGATGGATGGAATATATTAAATAGGAATAAGACAGGATCTTTAGGTGGTATAAGTAGAATATGGACATATGATGTTTGTAAAGAGGAGGCTCTTAAGTATGAAACATTTGACGAGTTTAGTAAACAGAATATAAATTGCTTATCTGCTATTTATAAAAATGGTTGGAGAGAACTTTTAAGTCACCTAAAATATATAAAAAGAGCAAATGGATTTTGGGATAAGAGTAATTGTTTTGAGTTTGCTAAATTATGTAAAGGTAGAAAAGACTTCTCTTCTAAGTATAGAGGTGCATACATGAGTAGTCTAAATAATGGTTGGTTAGATGAATTTTTTCCTAAATAATTTTAATTTAGAAAATAATTTCATAACTTTGTGTTATGAATGATAAAAAGGTAAGATACCAAAAAGAGTTGAAATGTTTGCGAAATAAGATGGGTAAAAACCTTGCATGGTTTGATGCTCTTCCAAAACGAGAACAATTCGACTTTTTATTTTTATGGAAAAAACACAAATATCAAAATAAAGATAAAGATTCTAAACCTAAGTTGCGACATTTTATCACTGATATAAAAAAATATAGTAGATTTAACCCTACTATTCAAAACTATCGTAACGTAGTAATAGATATGCTTCTAAAAAATTAAAAACATATATGAAAATTTATTCCTTAAACAAATCTAAATTAGCTAAAAAAGTTATCAACTTATTTCAAGATGAAGAAATTGATAATCAGCTAATCATTAATAAATTCTCAGACGGAGAATTCTGCCCGGTTTTTACAAAAAGTGTTCGTCAAGAAGATGTTTATATTATGATGGATGGTCATTCATCTGATGATATAATGAAACTTTTGCTAACAATCGATGCTGCTAAGCGTTCTGGTTGTTCATCAGTATCTTTAATTGCTCCTTATCTACCTTACTCACGTTCTGATAAAAATGATCATATCAGACAAAGTATTTCAGCTAAACTTTTAGCAGACATTATTACCAGTGCTGGTGTATCTAATGTTATTACAATAGACCTACACAACAATAGTATTCAAGGTTTTTATAATGTTCCTGTTATACACCTTTTATCTAATCGTATTTTTATCGATTATATCAGATCTCTAAACTTAGATGATCTTTGCTTTGTTGCACCAGACCACGGAGCAACTAAAAGAACATTAGGTTTAGCTAAGTATTTTCCTGACTCAACCTTTGCAGTTATTGATAAGAAAAGAACTAAACCAAATGAAGTTGCTTCTATGACTTTGTTAAATCCAGTAGAAGGTAAAAACGTAATTATCATTGACGACTTAGGTGACACTATGGGAACAATTTGTAAAGCATCTGATTTGATTATGCAAAGCGGTGCTAAATCAGTTAGAGGTATTCTAACACACCCTGTATTATCAGGTAGTGCATTAGAAAACATTAAAAACTCTAGCTTAACTGAGTTGATTGTTAGTGACTCTATTGTAAGTGTTTATGATAAAATAAACAAATATAATATAGATTATCCTGGTTTAGATAAACCAAGAATGAGTGTTATTACTTGTGCTGATTTATTAGCAAACTCATTAAATAAAATTATCTGTAAAGAAAGTATTAACGAGCTAAACTATTAGAATGAGACCTGAAGAAATTACAACAATAAAATCACATGTCAGAGATATAAATCTTGGTTTGCTAACCAAAGATTATAAAGTAAAATATGATATATCTCAAAGATATGGTGTATTTCAGCGATTTAAGAAAAACTGGAAACTGATTAAATATGTTACCGAGATCGGTGGTGTTTTAACGGGCTCAAGAGCACTTCGCTGTTTTACCATTGATGGTAATCAACTATTTAGACGTAAAGCAGATGATTTTGACTTTTTGATTACAGAAGAAATGATGTATAAAATTGCTGAGAAGTTTGGTATTTACTGGAACTTAACAGATAAAATTATCTCTGTTAAAAAGCAAGTCTGGACTTCTTATGATTCTTATGGTGATGGTGAAACCAGATACGGTAGTGTTGATGTGCATTTGATTATTAAAGATAATTTAACAGACTTCATTGAAGAAGATGGTATTCGATTAGCAAGCTTTTCATCAGTCTTAGCTGAGAAGTTATGGTTTATTGAGAATCTTAAAAAAGATAATGCGAGAAAACATTTTGTAGATTTAACAAAAATAGCAATAAACTATCAATTATTAGAACATGGAAAATAAGTTACTTACTTGGGCGGAAATATATGAAAAGTTAGGAATAAAAGATATGAGAGAACGCACAGAGTCTGCGGAGTCTGACGAAATTTTATTCTCAAAGTTTGATAAATGTAATGTAAGAACAACTACTTATGTAGATGGACGAATTTCAGAAGATAGAACTTATAAAAGAACTATATCAACTAATTTTAAGATAATTTATGATTATTTATCTACATTTGATTATAAAATAGATCCTGACTATTATGATAAAAAAAGATATAATAATCTTTGTTGTGACTATGCATTTATAGCAAATGGACTACCTAGAATTGTTATAGACTTTGATTTATTTCATAACCACTTATTTAAGATAAGTATCAGTTATGGTATAGACTCGACATATTATGATATGAAAGATTATAAAAAATCAATTTTCAAGTCATTATCTTTTCACGCTAAAAAAGATAATAATGTAAAACTATTAAGACACCTTAAACTAATAGAAATATTAAATGAATAACTACTTAAACGATTTTATAAAAGACTTATCAATTAAAGATAAGAAAACACTTTCACAGAAAGGACTAAAACTTGCAGAAGAAGTAGGTGAATTAGCTAGAGCTATTTTACCTTATGACTCAGCACCTGGAACTAATCACCTGATTTTATTCTTAAAACATAATTAAAATGTAAATTTTGATATATCAAAATTAATTTTATCTCTTTTTATATCTCTATTTATTTTACTACATAATGGTTGAAAGTTGGTATAATGATTTAATTCATAAACCATATCTATTGTATTCGCAGAACAAATAGGTATAATATGATCGAAATCCCAACCATAATTAAATTCTCCATTATATTTACCATAATTATCCCAATTCATCCAAGATTCAAATTTACTTTCAATATACAACTTAAATTCTTCAATAGAGCAACCTAGAATTTCTATAGTAGTTAAGGCTTTATCATAATATCTACCGTTATTTACATATTCCTTTATATGATAACCAATAGATTTAGAAATTTTAATCCTACATTTTAATATATTGTCATTATTCATTCTTTCCATAAGTCTTTTAGATCTATTATACTTTCGCTTATAATTTTTATTATAGTCTGGATTTGCATCATACCATTTTTTCTTACTTTCTTTAATACTATCTTTCCTATTCTCTCTTGATTTTTTTACTTTATCTTTGTTTTTTTGTGCCCATAACCATTTAGTTTCAGTGACACATTTTTTACATTTTCTATTATAACCATCTTTTGAAGTTATTCTAATACTAAATTCATTTAATTCTTTTTCTTCACTACATTTACTACAAGTTCTCATATATAATCTTTTTTATACTATATATAAAAATTGATTCCGTTCCTTGAAAACTTTTAATAATGCCGAAACATTTTAGGATAAAAAAGAGAGCTTCTTAGCTCTCTTTTTTAGTAAATTTTTCTTCTTGAAAAATTATTATCTTTAATTTCTCTTTTGTATTTTTTCTTTTCAACAAAAACTTTCTTTATTTCACAAGCTTTTTTCCAAGCAACATACTCTGGGTTATGCTCTGCCGGATTATCAAAACCATGATGTGTAAAGTTTTTTTGATAGTCTTTTAATTCATCATTTGATAAAGCTATAAAGTATTTGAAAGTTCCTTTTTTATTTTCTTTATCCCATTCTTGTCTGAATAATTCTTTCTCTTGATCATCCATAAATCTTAAACCTGGATTGCCTTTGTTGATAATATCAATAATCTCATCAGCAGATTTTCCTTTATACTTATCTCTTGCGATCCTTAAATAAGAGTTAACTCTCATTTTTCTAAAATGATCGTCCAGACCCTCATTCATACCTTCACATTCACAAGGATTGCAATTACACTCTTTACACTCATCTGTATTACACTGACAAGGTATGCAATCGCAATTTTGACAGAACTCGTCTTCTTCTGATTCAAAGTCATTTTCTTTTGGCGCATTTTGATTTGGTAAAAAGAAAAATTCATTTATTTTCAAAACCTCATCAAATCTCTTTAAGTATTTCATAATATTCATTTTTTATTTAAACTATATATTAAATAAAAAAACTTATTATCTCTTATTTATATAAATAAAAAATAATTTATAATAATGGGTAAATTAGCCTTAAACTTTATATGTAAAAACGAAAGCCACGTAATTGAGCGAATGTTAAATAGTTGTAAAACTATTACTGACTTAATCGTAGTAAATGATACCGGTTCTACCGATGGAACACAAGATTTAATTCGCAAGTTCGGAGAAGAAAATAATATACCAACTTATGTTTTTGAAAGACCATTTGATGACTTTGAGAAAAGCCGAACTTGGGCAATGGAAAAACTAAGAGATGTAGTAAAAGAACTTGGTTGGAATGCTGACGAAGTTCACGGATATTGGTTTGATTGTGACGAGCAATTAGTAATCGATCCGTCATTCAATAAAAATCAATTTACTGCTGATTTATATATGATTAATACACGTATAGGTCAAATGAAATATACTAGAAATACGTTTTTTAGGGTAAGTAAGCCTTTTCGTTTTTATGGCCCCATTCACGAGTTCATCGTGTGTGACGACCAAAATATAACCTCTGGATTAGCAGCAGGTATTCAAGTTAATGTAAGTATGGATGGTGCTTCTTGGCAAGGAAAAGTATCAGAAAAATACTTATCACACGCACATAAATTAGAAGCTTATATCAATGAAAATCGCCAAGATCCAAGATGGGTTTTTTATACAGCGCAATCTTATCACGATTCAGCTTCTATTCCTGATAATAGAGAAGAAAATGAGGAAAGATTAAGAAGATCAATGAAGTATTACAAAGAAAGAACCGAAAGAACTGACGGTTATGCTGAAGAGATCTACTATGCTCATTACAGAATTGCTTCAATTATGAAGTCATTAGAAGAGCCTTGGAACTTAACAATGCAACAATGCTTAAAAGCTTATGCTTTTGAACCAACAAGAGGTGAGTCAATCAAACTAATCATTGATTATTATTTACAAATGGGAGAATGGCATTTAGCTTATCTTTACACAAAGTTTGCTTATGAAACTTTTCACGGTAAAAATCCTTATCCTAAAAAACTATTATTCGTTGATGAACCAATTTATATATGGCGCTTTGCAGAAGCACATGCAGCAGCTAGTTTTTATTGTGGAAAGATGCAAGAAGCACGTGAAGCTTATAATGAAATACTAAAAGCAGTTAATAATAATCCTAATTCTTTTACACAAGATGATCTAAATAAAATTCAGATGAATGCACAATTCTTCAAATAAAAAAATCTCTAATTAGAGATTTTTTTATTTGAAGTCTAATCTTCCTCTTTTTATATACATGTTTATTTTACCACATAAAGGTTGAAGATTGGTGTAATGATTTAGTTTTAATATTTCTTCCTCATTTTTTGCAGTATGTACGGGTATTATATGATCAATTGTCCACGAATGATTATAAAATTTACCGATATTCCCATCAAAATTACCATAATTTTCCCAGGTCATCCATGGTTCAAATTTTGATTCAATATATTTGAAAAATTCTAAAATATTTAATCCTAAAATTTCTTCAGTTTTTGAGTTTTTTTTATAACCTTTGTATTTTAGAGAATTTTTTATCAAGTTAGATATACTACACTTAAACTTATACAATTCATCATTTTTGATTCTATTTGTATGATATTTACAAGAGTATTCTATTAATTTTTCTCTATTTTCATAATAATATTTATTTTTATAAATTCTAGCAGATTCTTTGTTATTATCTCTATATTCTTTTGACTTTAATAAGATTCTATCTTTATTATTAATATAGTATAATTTTTTTCTTTCTTTCTCTAAAAGAATTTCTTCCATACTATAAACTTTTTTACTTTTTGATTTTTTCACATCATCATTTCTACAATCTCTACAAACACCATAGTAACCATCCTTTGATTTTTTTCTCTTAGCAAAAAATTCTATCGCTTTTGTTATATTACATCTACTGCAAGTTTTATACATATAATTTTATTTTTATTTTATATATTAATTATGAAAAAATGGAAAATTGACGAAACACAAAACTTTTAAAATTTTTTATATATAAATTATATGGGAAGATTATACACAATCGTTTATGTTAATAAAGCTGAACTTAGAGATAATCTAATCGATCAGCTTTTAGGTGAAGAAGAGACTAATACTGATGTTACCTATGAATACTTCTATAATAAAAATGGTAAGCTACAAAAGAATATTGATTATAAAATCAAAGCTTATAAAACTTTAAGAGGTGCTCAAAGAGAAGCTACTAAAGTTAGTAGATTAAAAGCTGGTAGAACAATAAGATCAACTCACGGCTTTCATGATGAAAATAGAAGATGGACTTATGATATTAAGTTTGAACCTTCACAACACTCTTTAGTTGTAATTGATGTTACAGATAGATGGAACGAAATGATTGATAGAGATATTGAGAAGAGAAAAATATCATTTGAACTTGAGCTTCAAAAGCTTCAACAAAAGAAAGTATAAAAAAAATCACTCGTTTGAGTGATTTTTTTTATTACCAAACTTCAATAAGATATAACCCATCTTCGATATGACCATCAAATGCTAATTTATGCATCAACATATATATTTCTCTTCTAGAATAGGAACGCTTTTGTAACCACTTATTAAATTCACTTTCATCAAACTCACTAGCCTTTGCTTCAATTTCAAAAATATCATAAATAGAATTCATTTTACCCCATCTAACTGAACCAAAGAATATAATTATGTCAGCTTCAAATATAGCATTCGCTACTTTATATAGCTCATCACTTTTATTATTAACAGGTCCAGCATCTAATATTTCCAGTAGGATTTTTACCTTTATCTTTTAACATAGCTTCTTTAAGACCACAAGTATTTCCTCTTTTAGTTGAAACATTTCCTTCACAAGGAAATATTTTTAGTTTAGAAACATTTATTATAGTTCCTGTTCCTAACTTCTTAACCAACTCATCTGCTATAATAGAAGGTTTTGGCAACTCTTTATCACCTGACCATCTATTAGATGTTGTTAAAAAAAGAATTTTCTTTTTATTATTCTTTTTAAGATAATTATAAAGTCTTTTCAATTTATCCATATTCTTATATATAAAAAAAAAAGAAACACCACTTTTTCAAGTGGTGTTTCCTTTTCTTACTTATTATTTTCTTTTATTTAATACAGATAAGACAACACCAGTTAATGTCATTACAGCACCAATTGCATCTTGCATTAAACCAGCTTCTAACAAACCTTTAGTTACTAAAACACCACCAACAAATGTTAATGCGTGTCTAACTAAACCTAAAATTTCTTCCTTATTCACGGTTTTTTATTATTTTTTAGTGCGAATACAAAAATTATTCGTCATTATTTATATATTTTGCACTAAAATAATGTTATGGAAGGAACATAAAAAACCAATAAAAAAAGAAACACCACTTAAAAAATAAGTGGTGTCTGACCAGAGATGCTATCTCTGGTGTGGCTTTGAACCTGCTATTTTATTATATCAGTTATTTCTGATTTAATTTTACCTAATTGATTGTATTCAAAATCTTTTCCAAACTTATTACCTTGTTTTTTAACGGTAACTTTATCATTACGGAACATAACTTGAGCAACATGCTCACCGTCAGTATGAATTTCAAAATCATCACCAACTTTTTTAGTTTTACAACCTTTATCTTTGATATGATCTTCAACAGCTTTTCTTAACTGATCTTTTTTATCTTCTTTAGTTTTATCACCAAAAGGATTTCTTGATGCCTTAAAAGCTTTACCTTCATTGTGAGTAGAATAATCAAAATCAAAATCAAATGTATCTAATGCTGTTTCTATGTCTTTAATAGAAAAACCTGCTGCACCTACAAAGTTGCAAACAAAGCCATAAAGTTGTTCCTTTGTGAATGAGTATTTCTTATCTAAACTATCAACCTCTGTATAAGAGTGTTGATCACCATTTTCATAATTTCCACCTTGAAGGAATATTTCATTAAACTTTTTCAAATTCTTCATTATTTACTTAATAATTTTATTTTATATATTAAAGTATAAAACTACTTTTTTGATAATTGTCAAAATACATTAAATAAATCAAAGATTCATTTGTAAAATTTTTACTCTTATTTATTTTATGTAGATCTATATAATCATCATATGCCCTTGCAGCATCTTCCTCTGTGGGATATGAACCAATATAAATATGTTTTTTATTATCCTTAAACTCTTTAATGTGCTTGTAGTCTAAAAAAGTTGAGGATTTTAACATATTATATCCCTTATCAGGATTTGTTGAGTCATATAAATTTATGAAATATTCTTCTTTTTTAAGAAGTTCTTCTACCGAATTACACTCACATAGAATATCCCATTTAATATTATCCTTACCATATTTTCTTATGGAATTATAGAATCTAATTGTTAGGTATTTATTTGGAATATTAGAAGAATATAAGTGTTCATAAACTCTTTTTTCAAGATTTCTCTTAGTTATTCCAATATAAACCTTATTATTTACTATATTTTTTGCAATATAGACTAACATTTACTTAGATAGCAATTTTATAAGATCTTCAGTGATTTTAGTAATAATTTTTCTACCCTCGATATCAATAGTTGGTATATTTTTTATCATAGAATATTTATCATTACCATCAATAGCAATTTTAGAGACTGCCTCACATACAACTTTATTATCTTTATATCTATTAATGTAATATGATTTTAATTCAGTGACAAATTTATTTAGGTCTACACCCTCTTTATAGTTATATTTAACTAATTGTAATTCTTGATCTTTCTCAACCATAATATACCATATAGACTTCTTAGATATTTTAACTGATTCTAAGAAGTTAAATCCTTTAGATGCCAATACTCCCTTTGGCATCTTAGCTACTTTACCGTAAGTTTTAACTGCAGATTCGTTTTTAGATAAACCTTCTGGATACTCATCATTCTCTTCATCTTGCTCAAAATCTTTATGCTCTGCTGGTTGAATGTTTTTCTGAGAAATTGGTTTTTCTACTTTCTTTGTAGGTTCCGATAAATTAGGAATCATCGGTCTATCTGAATCCGTTTCAGGTTTTTCAGGTAATGAGGCATCTACTTCTTCTATTTTAGAAGAACTTGATTTCATATCCGAGAATTTCTTAAATCCTACAATTTTATTATTGTCTGCCATTTTATTTACTATATGTTTTAGTATATTATATATTATATATTATAAATGGTTTTTTCTATTTTTTAATTATATTTGATATAATTAACTAATTGTCTTTTCTCATCACTTGTTAAATGATTAGAGAATATATAAATTCCATCTCCTTCACCTGCTATATCAAAAGGAATTCCATTTTGAGAATATTCTTTATCATATAGCATTAATTTATCTCTATCTAACCACATTTCGTAACCGTTTAAGAATATTTTTTCTCTCTTACTCTCATTTAGAAAATTATTAAAATTATTAATCTTACTCATATATTATATTTTTTATTTATACCAATCTTTATCTACCAGATAATTTCTAAAGTTTTTAAGTATATTCATCTGATCAAATAATAAAGATACTAAAGGTTGTAACCTTGTTAAAAAACCATTCATTATGTTATTTTGATACATATAAGGCGATAAAGACTTATTAAGTATCTTATTCTCATAATCTATGTGATCACCAGTTGTATCATTAAAGTGACGGAGATAATATAACTCTGGTAATTGTTTCCTTTTATATAACATTTTTCATTTTATTTTTAAAATATATATTAAAAATCATATTCTAAAAAGGTGAAAAAATTAAAAAAGTAATCAGTCTTCAGTCAAAAAAGAATGGCAAATGAAGCGATTTCATTTGATAAAGTAGAAGTAAATCTCACTACCTTTAGGTGTGGGAGCTGTCAATTGACAAATAAAATTATTTTTAAATACACAACTAAATTGGTACATTTAATTTTTGAATTTTTGTTGTTGATACGTGTGTATATATTTCGGTTGTTCTGCTTGAGCTGTGACCTAAATGTGATTGTATATATCTTAAATCTGTTCCTGCCTCTAACATTGCTGTCGCATTAGAATGACGCAAGAGATGGAAGTGATAATCTTTACCTAAATACTTTTTTACAATTTGATTACAACTTCTTGATGTGTATTTATCACCTTTATTTTGCCCGTTAAAAACATAAATAGTAGGTTTTTCTAACTTATGATGCTGACGTAATAAATCAAGAACTGTTTGTGTTAAAGGTACAATTCTATCTTTTCTTCCTTTACCGTTTCTAATATGAATTAACATCCTTTTACTATCAATATCTTCTATTTTTAAATCACAAACTTCAGATACTCTCATTCCTGTCGAATAAGCCAAAGTTAGAATAGTTTTGTGTTTAATGTTTTGAATTTTTGAAAGCTTATCAAGTAAGTTCTAAAAAACCTTCTATGTGTGATTTACTTTTCATATTCTTGAATTACTTTTATCTATATATTAAACAGAAAAACTAAACATATCTGTAAACGTTATAATTAAATTTCATAAACCTCAAAACCAAACTTATTCAACATCTTATTTTCTTCTTCTATCCATTTACTTATATTTTTATTATTATTTAGAACATCATCTATCCATTTATACATATCAAAAACTTCTTTGTAATTATAAATATTACCACCATTTATAATAGATGACTTTTTTTCTTTTTTCTTATATAGTTTCACTCCTTCTTCTTTAGTATCAACTCTATGATAAATGTCATGACTTAGGAAATCATCATAACCAGTATATATAATTAGGTATAAAGACTTTGGATCACCATTATATTTAATTCCTATTCTATTAAATTCCTTTTCAAATGAATTATTTTCTAATGTTTCATTAAATTTTTTGATGTGTTTCATAATTTTGTTTTTTCTAATTTTTTGTTTCATAATTTTGTTTTTTCTAATTTTTTTACTAACCCATAACAAGGTGTATATGTAAGTTTTTTATTTAGTTCAGTTAGTATATATTAAAGTTTAAAATTAAAAAACCTATATACACCCAACCGTTATACACAATACTACATTCGTGTTCCAATTATAGTTCTGTGTAAAAAACTTTTTAAAAATTTTCCTTCGCTCTTTTTTTGAAATCTTCAATTCTGTTTATAATTCTCTGAGCATCAGATAACCCGCCACCAAGTTCAGTATAACCAGTATCAAAATTCATTTCAATCATATCAATAATTTCTTGATATGCTATTTTAACTGCTTCAATAGCAGTTGTAATTGAAACATTACCCGTATCAAATCTATCAACTATTTCATTGTTTATGATATGTTGAATTGATTTTTGTTGATTTACACCTTCAACGTTTTCATTTAACATTCTTCCTTTGAATGTGTCTATGTATTTTCTCATTTCCTTACTCATAATTTTATCTTTATATATAAATATTTGAAATTAAATTTTCCACCGCACATTTTTAAAAAGTTTTTATTCGTGTTTCAAATCAACATTCTTCCTTAATAAACCGTACTGTGTATAACAAGGTGTATAAAACATAGCCAAGTTAAGTCAGTACATAATTCTAAAGTTCAGCGGTTTGGCTACGTTTCATACACCCGACCGTTATAAGTAATTATTTTATCAATTTCTGACCTACTATCTTTTTTATTGAATTAGGATTATGCCAGAGCCCCTCAGTGTCTATAACAATATCACTATTTACTCTACTACAGCAATGTATAGTATCACCATCAATAAAAAAGTCTCCTTTCTCTATATTATTATATTCCACAACTTCAAATTGTAAATTGATAAAATCACCACTTCTAACATCAGATATATTCAAGTTTTCATTGAATTGTCCGAAACTTTCTACGTGTTTATTTTTCATATTGCGCATATTATTTTTAGTATATATTAAAAATGAAAACCTAAATATATCTGAATATCGTTATGTGTAATAAAAATTAAATCTTCATTCTTAAATTGATAACAGGTGAATTTTCTGATTGGTATTCATCCTCTATAAAGCCATAATTTCTATAAAGTTTTTCTGCTATTTTGTTTGATTTATAAAAATTTAGTGTAAGAAACTTATATTTTTTAGATTTAGCATAATCTCTTATCAAATCTAAAACTTTTTTACCATATCCTTTGCCTCTAAATTCCTCCTTTATTTCAAGTCCTCTTATAAAGAGTTCCGGTTTTTCATCATCTAAATAGAAGACAGAAATCAGATTATCACCGGAATATATACCCCAATCTGCCATACCGGGTTCCATCCAACCATGATCATCAACTACTTCATTTCGAATATACTTCATTATCAATTGATTTGAGTTTTCTCTAATATAATTATAAAAACTTTTAATATTATTCATTTGTGAAGATTTAATTTTCTACTAACACATAACAAGGTGTATATGTAAGTTTTTTATTAGTGTATATATTAAAAAAAATTGTAAAAAAACCTACATATACACCCAAGCGTTATGTGTAATTATTTCAGAGATTTATCTGAACTAAACGCACTAATATCAACCCATATTTTATCACCAACCTTCAAATCACTTAAAATTTTAGGTTTTCCATCATCAGTTAAAAAACAATGTAATTTACACGCATATAATTTACGTCTATCGTTAACAAACCTTATCTCATAAAAAGAGTTTAGTCCTGTGTTTTTTAACTGAATACGTTTTATTTCATCCAGTCCAAAGTTTCCGTTAAATTCTGTTTTTATCATTTTATTAAAATTTTAAGTGATTAAATAACTACACATAACAAGGTGTATATTCAATTATAGTTAATATACGTTTTTTTGTTTCGATAATACACAAATAAACTTCGCATAACAAAGTATTAGCGTTATTGTCTTGGTAGTTTTCTGAAACTTTTGTCATAATTTTATAATTTATAGTTATTAATCATTTGTGATGGCAACAACGCTAATACTCGACCGTTATGTGTAATAAAAATTATTCAGGTTTTTATCAAATAAAAAAAATAATTTGAAACTTTCTACTAAAAACGTTGTATATTTGCATCCGTTATATATAATAAATTAAATATAATCTTTGAACCTTTAATCATTTCTGGCGTAGCACCTTGTTTCATCATTTTCATTATTTTTATTGACTTATCTAATTCTCTATCATCAGCCAAGTAGCCACACTTGGTACATTTATAATAAGCCGACCCTCCAAGCATCTACATTCAGAAAACTACCTGTAAAATAGTAGTCAATCCAAATCACTTTAAAGTTCATCAAAAATCCAAATTTAGTTTCTAATCCAAGTATACCAACAAATAACATTCATTATTGTCAAAGCAAGTGGCAACACCAACGTCAATGCGTATAGTTTAAATATCCACTCTAAATCATCTTTTATTTTATGCATTTTTTAAATTTTATTGTTAATTACTAATTCAACTCTACAAATATAAACAAAAAATCCCTAAATAAAAAATTTAAGGACACAAAGATTAAAAATTATTTAAAATTCCCTCCCTTCTTTTTTCTAAAATTTTCTTCAATTATATAGGTACTACTTGGTAATAGATGCTTAACATCAACTAAAAAGTCGAGTGATGTATCATATCCCATTTCTTTATAAAAACTTAACTTATTATTACCCTTACATTTTACTAAAATAGTATCACTTAATAACATTATGTATTTGGCTTATTTTTTGAGTCGATTGTTCCTTTCTTAATAATGTTTACTGAACGCATTCTATTACCATCAACCGAATCTGTGTAATAAATCCCGTTGCGGTCATACCAACCACCTCTAATAACTGGTATTTCATTTGGTTCAAATATAATATCTCCTAAAACAGGATCTAGACCAACAACACTATACGGATCATAACCTGGAACTAAAGTTGCAGTTGATATATCTGTGTTAAAGCTTGATGAATACTTATTTAATTTATTTTGAGCCATCATCATGTTTTCATTATGATAATCTTCATTCTTTTTAGATATAAATTGTATATCAACCGAGTGTATATCATTTATAGTTGATAATTCTCTAATAATATCTAACTTAGGAACTCTATCTGTTCTGGATAAGCTTAAAAAGTATTCAGATATTTTATCTAATATTTGTGCATTTACCGAGTCATCAGTTGCATCAGAATAACTTATAACGAAAACATTAACTATGTAATATGATAAAACTGGTGAAACAATCTTATATCTTCTTGTTAGCTGTATATTTCCAGATGTTCTTAAATACTTATCTACTTTTGATTTCTCATAATTATCTAACTCAAATGCTCTAATATCAATTGTAAAATAATCTGCATTTTGATTCTTAAATAATCTAATGTTAGGAGTAGCTACAATAAAAATAGTTCCAGTTCTTTCATAAGCATTAACGTGTGAGAAAACACCTAATCTTTTTATAGCATAAGCATATTGTTGTGGTAAAGCCAAAACGTAATTTGGACTTGCAATAGGTAATATACTTTTTGTAAATAATAAAGATTCTTTATCAGCTCCAAAATTAATATCAGTATAAATCTCAACATTAAATGCTTTATCAACATTGACCGTTTCACCATCTACTGCTAACATATCTCCTACAAATGTGAAATCATTTGATGTTCTTCTAAAAATATTACCCGCTGAACCATCTGTTAGTAAATATCTAACTTCTATGTTAGAACCAATTAATGGAATATATCCAAATCCTTCATTACCAAAAATAATATCAATACCACCATCATAACCAGTTCTTGCTACACAAGAATTTTCACCTGGTAACATATCATAAATATGTTTTTTAAGTGACATTAAAACTCCATTTACTGAAACTTCAACATTAAAGTTTTCAATATCTTTACGACCTAATTCTTTTACATTATAAGTTTGTAAAGGTGCACCAGAGCCGGTAAAGTTTTTAGTTTCCCATTTTCCTTGTATAATTGGTACAAAAAATTGATAGTTAGGAGTTATCACGTGAGTAATTGTCTCTGTTCCTAAATTAAGAGAGTAATCTAATGAGTTTGTTTTGTTTTTTAACTGAGTTTTATTAACTAATGTAATTCTACCACCAGGAATATCAGCAGTAATATCAGCAGACGATTTAAGAGTAAACTTTAATGTTCCTGTTGCTGATATAGCACGACCAGGATTGTGTCCTGCTAAGATTGCTGCGTTTCTAATAACTCTTTCATTTATTGAATTAACTAAGCTTAAATCTAGTTTATCAATTGTATTTTTTAGATACATAAAAGATAATTGGTGCAAGTTCTCAACAACAGATAAAATCTGACCGTAGGGGCTGGCAGCACTAAACAAAATGTTAGCTTTGTTATATTCACTTTTTAAGTATTGTTCTATCTCAAACTTAATGTTTGAGAATGATATAGCGGTAAAATTTAACATTTATTACTCGTTATTTTTTATTTGTTGTAAATAATCTTGATCAAATCTATTTCTATCAAAAATATCTTTAATATCAGCAGTAAAATCATCTAAATTTGACGTTCTTTCTACTTGTGTAGAGCTTTCATTAAGTGGGTTAGATAAATACTTCCAATCAAATCTAGAGCTTTCTAAACTTTTTTTAGTAACAACAAGCTTAACTTGCTTTTCAGACTCATTTATAGTCATTTCAACATAGCTTCCTAACTCTATGTTTGATTTTTCCTCAATTTTAACATCATCAAACTGATTGCTTAAATTAAAGTGTATCTTATTAATATTTTCTCTTAGATTCATATAAATAATTAATTTTATTTATATATTATTTTTTTATTTTATCTATGCTTAAAAAATCAAAAAAACCCTGTATTTTCAATAATTTAGTTTAGAATCTTTATATATACTAAACAAAGCAATTATAATAAGATGAGTATAGATTTTAAGGATATTATGGACTTAGTAGAGAAAAACGGAATAACTGGTTTATTTTCTGCTTTTTTAATTTTTATAGTTTATAATATAATAAAAAGTGAGTGGATGTCAGAAAAGTTAGGCAAGTTGTCCGACTTTTTTATTGATAAATTCATTAGAAATAAAGTTTCTGAAACAGATGTTAAAAAAGTAAGCTCATCTGATATTGAGCATCATGATATTTTTAACTATATTGATTTCTGGATGTACTCAAAAATACCAACAATTCAGTTTTCAACAGATTATAGAACTGCAGTATTCAGAAAATATTTAATAATCTTTCTAAAATGCTATAAAGATAATATTGATGTGTTTATTAAATCAAAACAATTTGAGACTATGGATGAGCCGCAGATACTCGAAGCTTTTCTTAATTTAATAAATCAAACCGTTCATGACTATGAAAAAGAAATAACTGAAGTGGGTATACCTGCTATTATAGTAGAGAAGATGAAGATTAAAAATAATGATAATATACTTTTAACTATTAATTTAATTGAAGGTATATGCTCATCATCTTTTTATGATAGTGAAAAAAATTATCTAAAAGTTTATTCTATATTAAATATATTCTTATCAGTTTTAGATAGTATAATAAATTCATCAGAGTTTATATGTAATTCAATAAATGGTCAACTCAAAGGATTAAAATTTAATGGTATTATAGAAAAATAAAGTAAATTTTTACTATAAATGGTCAAGGAAGGTGAAAAAATATTATAAATATAAAAAAGATGATATTAACCCGATATGCGGTAAAACATTTGGCTATTTATTACAAAAAACCATAGAAAAAGAAAAAAGACTTAAAGAATTAGGTTATAATGTAGTATCAATTTGGGAAAGTGAATATTAAAAAAATCCACTATATGTGGATTTTTAATAAATAAATTCATATACATCTTTAGGATCAAACTCGTGGTCTGTAATTCTTAGATCATAATCAGATAAGTCTGCAAAATCTATATCATCAGCATCTAATCTTCTTTGAACTGAATCATTTTTGTCGTTTCTACCTTTAATTCTTCTTTCTCTAATTTCTCTACTTATATCTAAGTAAACAACAAAACATTTTTTTCTTAACTCTGGATGTAGTTCTTTGAACTCACCAGGTGTCATAATAAATACTTCGGAGTTAAAAAAATCATCAATATTGATTCCGTAATACCAAGTTTCTGGATCAGAGTTATCTGGTGTTACATCAAATTTTTGATAAGATAAAAACTTTTTTTGATCAATCGCTTCTAAAAATAATTCTTTTTCAACAAAGTTATAAGTTACTCCTTGCTTCTCATATTTTCTGATAGGTCTTGTAGTCCATTTTAGTCCTGGTTTCATTCCCATTTCAGATAATTTTCTTAAAAGATGATCCTTGCCTGAACCAGAAGGTCCTAAAATTAGACATTTTTCTGTTTTTTTGGACATAAATTAAATATTATTTTTTAATTATACTATCTAAATCTTAGTTTGTTTATTTTTTTAATAACATCAGATTATTTCCATCTATAATTATTTTAATGTCTTTAACATCATTATCTTTTGGAAATATATTTGATTGTTCCTCAGAAAGAATATAAGTATTAAAAACCTTTAGCTGGTTTCTACTTTTAATAGTTCTTTTCTTTTTCAAAGAATACTTATACAAAACCTCACAATCTTCCCATTTATTTTTAATAAGTTCAACCATCATTAATATATTATCTTCCAATTCAGTTGTAGTAAATGAATCTCCGTTTTCTTTTGTTATAAGAACTTCAATATGTCTATATTGACGCATATCAATATCTACAATAAACTCATCATCTCTTAAATATACAAATATACCATCCATCAAATCAAGTATTTCTAGTTCTTCTTTGTTATTAGACTTACCTTCGTTAATACTATTTTTTTCTAAAAATGATTTAATATATTTCATATCTATCTTTTGATTTTACTAAATTCATCTTTTGTAAAGTTATCAAAGCTCATAACTTTTTTCTCACCATCTTTTCTTTCAAAGTCTTTTCTTTTAGCTAATTCTGCCCTCAAAGCTTTTATATCAAGACGTTTTTCTCTCGACTTTTTACCAGTTCTTGCTCCGTGATCTTTACCCATAACTGGAATCCTTTGCATCATTCTATCAGCGCCGCTCGGATTATAAGGAACAATAATATAACCTTTATCGTTAGTTGAGCTAGAAGCCCATTTAGGACCTAATGGTGTTTTACCTAAGTCAACTGGGTTACCAGACATACCACCGCCACCAATAAATGGTCCTCCGGTTGCGGATGTATCAGATTCATTAAAAATTTTTTCCTCCAATCTTTTTATCCTAATAATAATTCTTCCCAAATTGGCTCATTAGTCATTGACTCTTTAATTAGACAGCTCTTAATTTGATATAACTCTATAATACTCAAATTTTCCATGTGTTATTTATTTGTTTTGATGAATTTATACTTCTTTTGGTAATACATAAATTGTCTAATCCCGCAATAACTTGTGGTAATATATTATCATAAAATCCATTAAAAACTGAGATTTTATGATCTATAGTTGGATATAACCTACTATTTGAATTCAATTCAAAGTTTTCTCTAATATATTCATTGTCATAATAATCATAACCACTCCAACTTTCAATTAGTTTCTTTTTATTTAATTGAGTTAATTTTCTTACTATCTTTTTATAAATAGTAAAATCATCTTCACTTCCAACTGGGGTTTGAAGACCTTTTTTAATTCTTGTTTCTTTTATTTTACTCATAACATCTTTATTTCTTGATGGAACAAGTTCATTATACTTCAATAGGCATGTTTTTTCTGTTTTTATACGACACTCTTTAGTTTTTGAATAGTTATCAACTCCATATTTAATTAAATTATTATTTCTAAATTTATCCATACCACATAATATAGAACATGCATAATAATAATTATTAAAAAAATTTTTATTATACACCTGATACTTTAACTTTTTTTCGGTTCCACAAACGTCACACTTAACATCAATAAATAAATTTGACTCAAAGGGTAAATCAACTATTGATACTTCAATAACTTCACCTACTTTACAAATATATCCTTTACTTCTATACTTAGATATATGTTTACCATTCATCTTTACAAAAACACTTTTAGTTAAAATCATAAAGTATATATAAAAAAATAAAAACTAAAACTTAACTTATAAATATATAATGCATATGAATCGAATAAAGTATCTACAAACCAAAAAACTACTTAAAGAATTAGAATGGGTAGAATCAGATTATGAATGGAGAAATGAGATTGTATGTGAAGCAGATTCTGAGTTTATCAATAAAATAAATCTATTCTTAGAAGATCATCCTGACTTAAAAAACATTTATGATAATAAAGTAAATGAACAAATAAACAGAAACATACAAAGAAACATTGAACAAGAAATAGATAATTGTTCAATTCCTGATGAGGAAATAATATCGGTAACTAAGTCAGCTAAAGTAAAAAAACTTTATCGTGATATTGTAAAAGTTACTCATCCTGACGTAACTGAGCAAAAATCATTAAATGATTACTATATTCAAGCAACCACTTATTATGATATGGATGATAAAATTGGCATATTCAAAATATGTAATGAACTTAATATTGAATATGATATTGAAGATAATGAAATTGAACTTATAGAAAGTAGAATAAAAGATCTAAAAACCAAAATATCTTTTTTAGAGAATACCTTTTCTTGGAGATGGTTAAACATAGAAGATGATAAAGAGAAAAATGAAATACTTCTTCAATATATCAAAATGAGATTATGTTAAGCTATAAAAGTCCAACCAGTTGATTTATAGATATAAAGACCTTCTGTTGCATCGGTACAATAGACCATAAGACCAATAACAGGACTTGATATATTAGTTCCTTGTGTATTAGTCATTCTTGGTGGTAGAAATCCCTTAGTAGTACTACTTACTTGGAACAATGCAAATGCCAGCGTTTTTTAAGATGTATATTTTTTTTAACTTTTTCATTAGAATAAGTTTATTAAGTGTTGAGCAGGGTTCAAATTAATATTGGCAACCATTTGAACATAATCACCATCGTTATATGCGTTTAACAAGAAATTAAAATTAACGCAACATTCGGTAGTGACTGTAAAAATGTTAGCAGGTAAGTTTTGCGTGTTATCTTCACCTAAAATTGAAAAATAGATACTTCCAACATAATCTCTAAAAGCATTGTCTCCGCAAGAAACAAGCTCAACTATTTCATTTTTATTTTTTGGTGCAGCTACTCTAAAAAGATTGTTTCCAGCCGAAACTATTTTATTGATAAAATTGTTTGATTTAGCATTGTTAAACGCCGAATTTCCAACGGTCAAATCTTTGTAGAAATAGTTGTTTCCACCTTGCGCCTGATTAAAGAAATCTCTGTCAGCAGTTACATTTCCGTAAAAGAAATTATCTGATAGTGAAGTATAAAAGCAAGATGATTGAAAAAGTGTGCTTCCGTAAAAAATATTTACACCTGTTGAATTTGCAAAATTAAAGTTTGCAAACTCACAATTATAAAATTCATTATTGCCTAAAATTCCAGAAAAAGAATAATCTCCGTTTGATAATATTCTATAAAATTTGTTACTTCCTGTTGAACTATCAAAAGCATCATTTGAGGTAATATCTAAATTTATAAAAATGTTATTTCCTTGACATCCTTTAAAAAAATAATTGCCTACAACCTGAACATTTGTTAGCTTGTTGTTTCCTGAACACGCTTCAAAACAAGAAGCTCCATCGAAAAATGTGTTTTTAACGACATTGTCTTTTGTGTTTCTTTGAAAAGCTGAAGAAAGCATATAAACTACCAAACCAAATTCATCAATAAATTGTATTTCTTGTGCGCCAGTTTCATTTCCGCAGAACCCAGATAATAAATCAAAAGAAGTTCCAGCAGGAACTGTAAAAAAATAGGCGTTTAAATCAGTATCAAAACTTTCTTCGGTAATTTCTGCTGCTGTAAATTGTTGTATATATTCTTTTGCGCCAGCTAAATCTGTAAACAAAGTTTGATCAGCATCACGCAACATGATTTTTCCTAGTGGAGTAGAAGAACCACCGACAAGAGTAACATTACCATTGTAATCTTTTTGCTTTAGAACACCATCTAAATCATAAGCAATAATATAACCAGCGGGATCACTAGGTGTCGCTATTGCTGACATATCTACTCTATAATTAAAATTTACTTGAGCCATTAAATTATATTAACTTTGATTTTTCTTTCCTTTATAAAGTCTTGAAATTCTTCTTTTCTGAAAACTTTTTTGTAAATATCATTCTCTTTATCAGAATTTTGTAATACCCACTCATTTCCATTATTAGTTGTATAGATATAGTTTTGATCACCATCTACAAGTTCAATTGTTCTTGATGATAATTTATCATAGAATCTTTTTATATCTCCTAAAACTCTATAACATTTAACATCTTCCCACTTATCTAATGTTTCATTCCAAGATTGAAATAATAAATAATCAGGATTTTCTAATTCATTTCTATTTATACCATAAATAAACATAAACTTACAAGGTTTATTTAAGAAGGTTTGATAAGTATCAGAATTTTCCAAAACAGACTTTTTAAGAGCAATAGAAGATAGTGAGTTAATAAACTCGACATTACTTTCTAACGCATCTAAATTTAATTTATCCTTGAAGTCCTCTGCTGGTAAATTAAATGTATCAAACATATCTACCTCCTCTGCTGAAATAGCAGATAATAGAGCATCACTCCATATTGTTAGTGACTCTACTAAATCAGTAATATTATTAATCTCAAAATCAATAGTTATTGACTCTTTATATAATTTATAATTCATTAAATACCTCATCTAATAATTGTCTTATTTTTTTAATATCTAAATATGTTAATCTAACCAATTTTATACCCTTTTCAGAACAATAATCAGATTTCTTTTTATCAATCATTTGATTATATATTAGTGACTTCTCACCTCCAAAGTATTCAATTGGTATGAAGTGTTGTATACCATCATACTCTATACACATATTATAATCTGGTAAATAGAAGTCAAATGGTAAAGGTCTACTATTTTTTAGATCCGTAAACCTAAATTCTGATCTATATAATATTTTATTATCATCTAGATATTTCTTGATTAGCTTTTCTCCTTTACTCATTTTACAAAAAGGACAACCAGTTTTATTATATAATAAATTTGATAATGTAGCAAACCAGCTATTACCACAATCATGTATAACTTTTATAAGACTCCTACCGTTTTTTGGTTGTTCCTCTAACTCTAATTTATAACCGGTTGGATGTATTTCATAAAATTTATCTTTTATCTCTTCAATAGTTAGTCTTATATTACTAGCACATTTTGGACAACCAGATTTTTTATTAAAAAAATTATCAATTCTTGGATTAAATACGTAACCACAAATATTATGTTTAACGGTTATCTTTGACTTATTATTAACATACTCACTTGTGTCTATTATACTATAGTCATCCACGTTTATATCTTTACATCTTTTTATTAAACTATCTATAGTATTTCTAGTATGTGGTTTACTGCAAACCGAACATCTTCTACCATCATTTATAAATGATGATATTCTAGGTTCATATACATTACCACATATATTGTGCTTGATCTTGATTTTAGTTTTATCATTTGATTTATCTAAAACTTCATATTCATCACCAACTAATTCCTTAAAGAAGGCTCTAACTTTTTCTATATCATCGTATTTATTTCGACCTTCAAATAGTTTCAAATATTTCATAAACTATATATAAAAAAAATAAATCTTAAAAAAGAGATTTTTGAAAAATAATATATATGAATATGAAATGGTTAAGAAAATTTGAATTATTTAAGGAATCAAAGACATATTCTAATAAAAACTTAATAAGTGAGATCTGTATTAGTATGGTTTTACTTAACAATGAATTCTTGGATAATATTTTAGATCGAGGTCTTAAAGCACGTTACTCAGAAAATTCACAAATATTTCTAACAGACTTAAAAAACTTACTAATATCTAAAAATAGATTAAAATTAGGAAAGTTTGTAGATAAAGAATGTGTAGAAGATGATGAAGTTTCTAAAATAAATGGTTTATTTGACGAAGTTAAATTCGATATTGAGAAAGATTGGAATGTCTTAGTAAACGCAAGAATTACAGCAAGAAATATTATTGATAAATTGCTACCAGATCAAAAGTTGGAATCAGATATGATTTCAGCTATTTATTGGTTAGGTCCTAATAAAGATGATGAGCATCAAGAAGATATTGTGATTGAATTAGATGGAGGTAAACAATATTCATTCTTCTTAAATAAAAACTTACTATCTAAGAAGTCAGCATCATTTAATACATTTGCTGAAAATCTTTTAGGTCAAGACTTAGAACTTTTATATAAGCAAGAGTATTTACCTAAATGGGATAAACTAACGCAAGAGTGGATTAGAATACTTTACGAAAATGCTAATAAGAACATACAACTTCATATTGAGAAGTTTATTGATCCTAAAAGAATTGAAAGTATTGGTTACTTTGAGTATTTTGATATTAGACATTCTGACTATAAATATAAATACTTAGGAGAGTTTATAAAAGACTTTGATAAAAACATATTAAAGTTATCAGACTTATTAACAGAAGTTTGGAAGCATAGAGAAAATTGCTTTATGGATCCAGAAAGAGTTTATGCTGAATGGATGGAAGCAAAAATTGTTATCCTAAACTCAAGAATCCTAGAAAACCTATTTACAACATCATTGAAATCTAACTTTGCTAATGATATTAAAAAGTTAGAAGATGGATTCAAACTCGCTGGTGGTGCAGTTAAAATGAAATTATTTAAGTCATTTATTGATAAATTGGGTTGTGAAGAAAGACCATTATACTTTTTAGGAAGCAATGGTAATATATTTAATCTTTTACCTGAGAGAGATTTCTTCCGTAAGAATTATGATGATATGAATATTAAGTTTGATTATCACGTTAATTTTGCAGTATCAGAACAAGAGGAAAGCAATGACTTTAAGGTTAAGTTAATTTTAGAGTTAGACGATAAAAAATTATTAGATATGACTATTACTATTAAGTTTTCGCATGAGATGTCAGGTAGATTAACTGCTAGTTATAAGTTTAATCTATCTAATAACTTTAACTATATGATTGCAACTAAAAAATCAAATAATGTAGAAGAGTAAATTATGATATTAAAACTATATGAATATTTTAATAATTCTACATTTGATGCTAGAACAAGGTATAGTTATACACATCCAAAAACACACAGAACCCTTTCTTTTTCACATGAATATTTTACAACAAGGATAAATGGTAAGATAGTTAGTTCTTGTATAATAACATATCCAAGGTTATCTCCAAATAAATTTACAGATGATGGAAGGAAAGCATTCTCTATCTATACTGGTAGAGAAGAACTATTTGATGATAAGGATGGTAATTTTGTTAAAATATATGATGTTAAAAGTAGAAAAGATGGTAAAGGATATGGTAAGCTTCTTTTTGAAAAACTAAAAGAGTATCTAAAATCAAAAGGTAAAAATAGAATTTATCTCGATGTTGATAAGAAGAACTTGGGTGCACATGAATTTTACAAGAAAATAGGTTTCAAAAAGAAATATGATGGTGTTTCTGATATAGGATATGTCCTTAATTTCTAATCTAAATCATTTAACATATTTTTCACAAGCTAATGTAACAATTCTTGACATTCTTCTTTTATACTTTTTAATCTTTCTATTGATGTCTTTCTCAAAATAAGTAATATATTTTTCAATTTCTTGCTTTTCTTTTGCTGTAAATATCTTGAAGAAAGTTTTTATATCTTTTTTTATTCCGTAAGCAATATAACTTAAAACATCTAAATAAATATTGGAGAAAGTTTTTCTTTTTTGTTCCATAATAATATAGTAAAATATTAATCTTAACTCATCTTTTGGTACAAACTTTTCAAACTTAAAATCATAACCTTCGTCAGGTGTATACCAACTAAACGATGTGTCTGCATCCCACTTTTCATTATAGAAGATATGCTTTACTAACTCTGTTGTTATTTTTTTACCTTTTAGAAGTTGATGCAAAAATAATTCTGACATTAAATTATCAAAATTTTTATAAAATCCGTGAAATCTTGACTGAAATTCATTTTCATCATAGATGTAAAATATCATTTTTAATGTATCTAAAGTTCTTTTACTAACTTTTACATTTTTACCATCTTGCCTTATCGCAAATTCTGACTTAGTATAAGGTGTTCTAGTTTTACCTTTTTTTCTTATGTGAAAGTCTAAATGTTTCAACTCGTGAAACAAAGTAACATCATTAGTCCTATCTTTTAGATAGATTTCTAAGTCTGTGTTATTAGTATTTCCTGTAAAATAACCATCACAATCTAATTTAGGGTCTATAATTAGCTTAAAATTATAATTTCCTAAATCACATCTATATACAAACTTAAAAGCTCTTGAGATCGGCTTCTTCTCAATTTCTTTCATATATTCTTCTACCTGCTCTTCTAAACCGGATAGAATCCCTAATCTCTCATTAAATCTTTTTAAGTGTTTCATTAAAGTATATATTATTTTAGGAATACCTTTTCCTTGAATATATAACTTATGGGATTATCGAGTAAGTATCCATATTATGGACCTTTAGGAACAGGAAATTATAACGTATCATTAGCTTTTTTCGGACCAGCTAGTGAAATATCTAAATCATTAGGTCTAAACTCATCAACGGGTTTAGTGCTACCTAACACAGATTACATACAAAAGTTTGCAGAAGGTGACTTAGGAATTAGTGATGGATTCATAAAAAATATGTTAGCCAAAAACTTTAATTCACCTATCGCACAGAAAGATGAGAAAGTTTTTAGACAATTTGCTAAAATAAATAAAATAGAAATTGAAGACATCAACAAATACAAAAAAGGTAACAAGTTTGTTTTTCCTAAGTCAGAAATAAAAATTCCTGATGAGTTTAATATGACTGGCTTCAAAGCATTTGAGAAAACTACATTACAATCTATTTTTGAGACACAAAAACCTTTTATTGAAATTGTTGGTATCGCTATCGGTTCAGTTGCTAAAGCAGAAGATGTAATCGCAAGAGTTATGCCATTCTTTGGCGATCCTCTAACCGTTAAATCAAGAAGACCAGTTGGTAATGCTGGTGCTGGGAGTTCAAGACCAAAGGCAATTGGATATAAAAAAGCTGCTGAAACAAAAGCTTCTTTACAAAAGCTAGAAGCAATTAGAAGAAAAGATGAAATACAAACAAATCCAAACAATACAAATCCTAATAATGTTGATTTAAGTATTAAAACACAGACAGATAATCAAAGTGGAACTGATCTCACCTCTTCACGTTGGCAAGTAATTTCAACCGTCTATTCAACAGGAACTTTTGATCCTAATGTAGAATATAATTATACTTATGTAAATCTTCCTGCTGATAATCAATTACCAGATGTACCTGCACCAAATCTAGAAGATAATGATCCTTATCAAAATTATAAACCAAAGTCACTTATATTTGGTATCTATGATTCTAAAGGAGTACCTCTTGATCCAAATGAGTTCTTAACTACAATAGGACTACAAGGTAATAATAGAGTAGATGTTACTACACCTTTTAAGAAAGCAGATTGGATTTTAAGATCACCGAAATGGAAACTACCTGACGGTGTAATTGAGTGGCCTAGTTTTGGTACACCTAACTTTATATGGGAAAAGAATACAATATTAGGAAGAGAAACAAGAGTTAGTAAAAAAAGTCCGGGTTCTGGTTGGTCTATAAGAAGATATAAACCAAATGAAAGAAATATAATTACTAAAGAAATTGCTATTCCTAAGGATCCAGTAATACAAAGTTTTGATGCTACTGAATCAACTCAGTATAAAAATTATTATAGTGATATAATTGATATAGGCTTAAATAACTTTGTTGTAGATAATCAAGAAAAAGTAAAAAGAAAGTCTGAGCTAACAAATCAGCTTGATATAAGACCTCAAGTTGAACTAACTTTCTCTTGGGGTCATCTAAAGTCATCGGTTTATAAAGATAAGTTTCCTGATGCTATGAAGAAATCTTATAAACCATATCAAATCTTTGTTCCAGAAGCTGCTAAAGATGAAAACTTAATTAAATTAGCAACTCAGAAAGGAGAAAAAGCTGGCTTGATTTGGGTCGATCCAGAAGCAGATTATGATCTAAAGATAATCAGAGTCGATCCGGTTACAAACATCGAATACAGCGAAGCTAAAGATAAACCAGAGCTTAATGCAAGTATAAAACAATTCGTGAAGAATAAAATAAAGTTTGTCTTCTCAAACGGTGCTACATTTAGTTTAAGCATATCTAAAAACAATCAAGATGATATAGTCTATGAAAACATAAATGAGTTTATATACGAAAACTGGAATTATGAAAGTGGAACAGGTAAAATACTTAACAATAACGAGTATGAAATAAAAGTGTGGTCTGACTTAGCACCAACAAGATTATCAACTTCTAATAACTTTAGTTGGAAAGTTGAAAGAGAACCACTAAAAATACAGATTCCTGGTGTGTTTGGTTCATTTTCTGTTAAGCTACAAGAACCAGATTATTATAGTGTTACTAAGCGAGATGGTGTTTGGTATTATACATCAACAGCTAATAACTTTGTTAGAAATGGTGAAGTAAGATTGGGAGATGGAACAAGTGTTCTTGTTGAAGATGGTAAAATAACAAAATGGTTTTACATAAATCAAACATTTACTGGTCCAAATACTGGCTTAAACTTACCTACATTTGGAGTAGAAAGAACTTTTACAATAAACTATGAAAATGATAGAATAGATGTTACAGATAAAACTATTCCTATTTGGCGATTAAAGTTAGATGATAGATATGTTAGATCAAGCATAATAGATCCTTCACAAATTACTAATAATTTTCTAACTACTGCTGATCTATTTGTAAAAGACCCTGATTGGTATGGACATGGTTCTCCAACAGATCCACAAAATATAACTAGAATCAAGAGATATGCTTTAACAGACTTAGATCAAGAGACTTACTATATTGTTGAGGGTGTTCTTAAAACTGAGAATGAGTTTGAGACAGATGATAATGGTAAAAGATTAAACTCTGGACGTGGTCGTGGTGGTGGAGGTGGTTGGTATAGATTACCGCATGCAATTGGAGCAACCGGTGTTTTCACAAGGTTGTTGATTGATATAGGAGTTAAATTAGTTCCTAAGATTGTTAAGACAATAAATCTTTATACGAATCCGCCTAAGTTTGTAACTGATATTTTAGCAGATAAGCTTAAAAAAAACTTTGAGTTCTTATCAGAAGAAGCTATAAATACTTTTCAAAAGGCAGCACAGCTTAAAGATCAAATTGGAAGTCAAACACAAGGAATTGAAAATATTGAAAAGACTATCAATGAAACAAGAGCTAGTGCTTACGCAACTTCTAATAAACTTGTAGCAGAAGCTAGAACAGATATAGAATTAGAACAAGCTAAGAAAAACTCAAAAGACATTCAAGCTAAAGCAGAAGAAAAAGTAAATAAACTAAAACAAATTGTTAATAAAAAGAAGGTTCTTGTTAAAAAACTAAGAGACTTTTATAAAGATTCTATACTTTCTAACTATGTTTATTTAGATGAGAAAAGCTTACAAAGTATTTTTGTTTTAGATGGTGGTGCTAACATTCCATTCTTAGGTGGATTAAAGTTTGGTATGGCTAGTAATATGGCGGATGTTCCTAATAAACCACCTCTTAAACTAATTTTTCCAGATAGCAATAACGTCTTTAAGAATGTTCAATACTTTATTGATAATAGACCAAAGCAAGCGGTTAATGTAAATCAACCTGCAAACACTGCTATTAGTAATGAGAAGACAGATTTAACAAAGGTAAATATTCCGCAGATTCCTGCTAAAACACCATTTGCTAATAAAACTATAAACTTCAATGAAGATGTTAATAAAGTGCAGATAAAGTTTGAAGATGGTTCTGTTAAATATATTGATAATGATTATTTACAAAACTTTGTTTTAGAAAATCAAAGTAAATATAACTTTATTTATGTTACAGAAGAATTAAATAGAACCTTAGTAGAGGTTGATGAATTATTACAGAATGGAACGCAAGATAGTTTAGATAAAGCTAAAGTAAAATTAGACATAGCTAAGAAAAACTTTCCAAACAACACAGCGATTGATGATAAAATAAATGAGTTAAATCAGAAAAATAATTTCTTATCTAAGAATATACAACCGTTATTAAAAGCTATTCTTAGTATTGTTACTTTCCCATTAAAGCTAGTATTAAAGATATTAAATTGGTTACTAAGCTTTTTTACAAGTTTAACAAATCCTTTAACATTAGCTTCTAAGATGAAAGAGTTTTTAAGCTTTCAATGGATAATGCAATTCTTCAAAGCAGATGATATATTTAAGATGTTTAGTGTTAGTTATCAACCAATTACTTTAATACCTTACGCTGCTATTGCGGCGGCGGCTAAAGGTAAATATCAAGCTAATTCTGGTGGAAAGGCAGATTTGAGTAAATACATTAGTGCTGATCCTGTTCCAACTTTACCAACCTATACAGTAGATCAATATAAAAATCTACTTAAAGGTATGCAACCACTTAGATTAACTATAATTTTTGATATGTTGAAAAAGTTTATAAATGGTGTTATTGATTTTATATGGTCTTTATTTGGTATTGAAGCTTTAATAAAACCACCACATGTTAAAGGATTATCAAATGGTTCAAATGATGCTAACTCATCCGGTAGCACAAGTCCAGAAGATGTTATGAGTGTTGTTAATAGAATTGAACCGAAAGGAGCATCTATGAGTGGTGGGTTAGATAATACAATACTACAATCATTTATATATGAAGTTAAACTACCAGATGGTAAGACAAAAACCTTCTTAGATAAAGAAGAATTAGATAAGTTTATTGATGAAAATTCAGATTTAGCATTTGATTTTACATTTTAAGTGAAAACTTATTTAGTTTGTATTTATATAAATAAAAAATTACATAAACTATGCCGAAATCAAGAAATAGAAAGAATCACAAGCAAAAAGTGAATGCTAGAAGAGTTGAGATGAAACAACAAAAAGCGAAAAATGAAAAAGCTCACAGAGAGTTTATTATGAATTTAATTAAACAAGAGCAAGAAAGAGGAGCTTTTAATACTAACGGACCAGTTATGAACGGACCAGTTATTGATGGACCTCTTATGAATGGACCTTTAATCGATGGACCTCTTATGAATACAACATTTGATGCTCCTATTATAGACGGTCCTGTTATCGACACACCAGCGGTGGAAGTTACTGAGACTGAGAAGCCTAAGAAAACAAGAGCAAAAAAAACAGAAGAAAATTAAGAAACTACTAAAAATAGTAGTAAGTTAAAAATATCTAAAGCTTTATTTGAAAGTAAGGGTTTAACCTCTCTTTTAACTAAAGCTTCGTCTATTTTTTTCATTAAGTATTTTCTTAACAAATCAGTTTTTGCACAAGTAGGTCTTTTTAATCTGCAATAAGTAAAATACATATTTACCAACAGAATAGATTCTAATTCTTGTTTGCTCATAATTTAATAGTTAGTTTTAAGTTTAGTTATTACTATATATAAAGAAAAAAAATCAATTTTTATGAAATTAGAAAAAAAATCTACCAATTTATCAATAAACATAAACAACGAAGGTGAAGATAACGATTTTCTTTATTGTTGGAATAAATTTGGTGATAGACCAAATAAAATAAAAGTATTTAACTCTTATCTAAAAGACGAGTTTTTAGAAATATTAGATGAATATAAAAAAGAAATTAGTCTTTCTTCTGAGGTAATACCTGCAGAAGAATATGATATAATCAACGAAAAGTATTTTGTAAAAGTTAGCGATACTATTTACTTATCTTACATTATTTTAGATAAGGATAGTGAGGAATCAATGATACACGAAGTAAGCTTCTTTTTCAAGAATGTTAATGAAGATGCTGAGTTAGTAAATAAAATTTCTAACAAATTAAATGAATGTATCGTAGATTTAAGTGAAGAAGATGATGTAAGACATAACTTACATACAATTTCAATTTCTCAACAAGGCTTAGACTTAGAGCCAATAAGTAGACCAGAGTTAGAAGATGTTGACTTTTATTATAATGAAGACACTTTTAAGTCTATAAAGTCTTTGATTAAGAAAATTAAGAAAAGTAGTAAAGGTTTAAGTGTTTTACACGGAACAAGAGGTACTGGTAAATCAACTTTAATTTATTATTTAAGTGAGTGTATTGATAGAAATATTATTTACATAGCAAATAATATGTTAGATGCAACAATTAGTAATCCTGAGTTTAAGACATTTATTAGAAAGTTTAATAAGCCAATTATTGTTCTCGATGATTGTGAAATGATCTTTAATGAGATGTTTACAAAATCTAATATATATGTAAATAATCTTTTACAGATGGTTGATGGAGTAACATCAGATTCTAATCCAGTAAATATTATTACTATATTTAATGTGGATTCAGAAGAAGAAATTGATCACACCTTATTAGATTGTAATTCATTACAGGGTGTTGTTTATTTTGATTATCTAAGCTTAGAAGAAGCAAATGATTTAAGTAAACACTTAGAGTTTAATAAGAAATATAAAACTAAAACAAGATTAGTTGATATAATAAAGAAAAATAAACCTAGCGGTTATAAAAAAATAGGATTACACTAATGAGAATTAATGAATTGGATGATGAAGATATTCTAAATTTCTTAATGACTAGTGACTTTGAGGATAATTACTCTCCAACAGAGTTAAAATATCTCTTAACAAAGTGGCGCTATTTTCATAGACATTTTCAAGGTATTTCTAACCGAGAAAAATTAGCTTTAGAAGGTGAACTTGCTCACACTAAAGATATGTTATCAGATAAAGAAAATCAGATACTAAATCTTCAAGTTGATTTAGCTAATAAACAAAACTCAATTGACTTATTGAAGAGTAGAAAACTAACGTGGAAAGAAAGATTTTCTGGTAAAATATTAAAAGAAGATGGAGATAAGAGTTTGTAAATATAGAAATTGTAATAAAGTTATAGAAGGAAGATTGAATAAACTTTATTGTAATAGAAAGTGTAAATCAAACGAAAGTAAGTATATTTTACGAAAAAAGAAAAAGGGACGGACAAATAATTAATATATAATAAAAAATAATTATTTATGGAAACTAAAGTATGCTCAAATTGTAATAAAGAAAATGATATTAATAACTTCTATAAGCAGTCTGGTAGACCACAGAGTAAGTGTAAGGAATGTATAAAGCAAAAAAGAAGAGAATATAGAAATAGTGAGAACTATAAAAAATATTTTGATTTATACTATAAAGAGTATCAAGAACAAAATAAAGAAAGACTAAAAGATTATAAAAAGCAACACTATCTAAAAAATAAAGAAAAGATTATACAAAAATCAAAGAAATACTATGAAGATAATAGAATAGAGTGTAATAAAAAAAATTCTGAAAATAGTAAGAAAAATAGAGAAAAAATAAATGAATATAATAGAATAAGAAATAAGAATAAAAGAGATAATGATCCTCTATTCAGATTATCTAATAATATAAGATAGTTCTATAAAAAGAATGGGTTATAAAAAAGAATCTAATACTTACAACATACTAGGTTGTTCATATGAGCAATTTATCTTACACATAGAAAGTAAATTCGAGCCGTGGATGAACTGGGACAATTATGGTTTGTATAATGGTGAGTTTAATTATGGTTGGGATATAGATCATATAATACCAGTATCTTCTGTTAGAACGGAAGAGGATATAATAAATGTAAATCATTATACAAATTTACAACCTCTTTGTAGTAAAATAAACAGAGAAATAAAAAAACATAAATTACAATATGAAATATGATGAATATAAAAAGCTTGAAGAAAAAATTAATAATCAAAACTTTAATTACAACTACAAAACTATCAATATAGTACTAACACTATTATCCTACTTTGGTCATATAGCATCTATATTTTTAGCATACTTTATGTTATCTAAAATTATTACAGGTGCGATGACTACTAATTTGTTTATTGCAGGATTAACATCAATTATTATTCTATCTGGTTTAGAAATACTAAAAAGAAATATCTTTGATCGTTTTAGTATTACTTACCTAAAACTTAAAGGATTAAAGAAAGAAGTTCTTCCTCTTTTCTTTTTAAGTATTTTAATTATCAGTTTATCTTTTTATGCTTCTATTAAAGGTGCTGCTGAGTTTTCATCTAAAAGTGATACAATTGAAGCAGAGAGTAAAGAAACTATCAAAATTTATAATGATAGTATTACTAATATTTACACAGATGATATTAAAGGATTGGAAGATTCTTTCAAGTCAAAAGATGAAATGCTTACTAACTTACAAAGTTTAGCAGTTACTCAAAAGCTATCAAGAGATCAAAAAGCTACAATTGCTGATTTAAGTAAACAAAAAGCTGAGCTAGATCAAAAAATAAAAGATAAGCAAACTGAGCTTAAATCTAAATTAGATGAGCATGCAAAATCTGTTGGAGCAGAATCAGTAAATAAAAAAGAAGATAATAGTAAAAACTCTTTGATGTTTGTTATCTTATCAACTTTGATTGAGCTAACAATTCTTGCGGGTGTCTATTTTAGTGAGTATTACAAGTTTAGATCATATAGAGAGTTTAGAGATCAAATTGAAAAAGATCCAAATTATCAGAAATGGTTGTTGTATGATCAAATATTAAATGTTATCTTTACAGAAGATACAAAAATAAATCAAAAACTTCCATCAGGAAAAGCAATTATTGATTTATGTAAAGTAAATTCTATTTTTTTATTACCAAGAGATGTAACAGATTTTATTCGTCTATTGAGTAGTTTAGGTATAATAAGGAATAGCGGAAATTCAAAATATTTTGCTAAAAATAGAGAAAATTCTTTCGAAGTATTGAGAAAACACTTTAATATTTTATAAAAAATAGACCATCTGGTCTATTTTTTATAAAATTCATCTAACCAACCATTCTTACTGCAATAATTATAAATAGTTCTACTTCTTCTGCTAAATTCACTTCTATTTTTATATTTAAGCGATTCTTCTTTACAGATATTATAATCTATATTTAGTTTCCTTGATACTGATTTGTAAAAATCATCAATCCAACCATTTGAAACTGATATTCTGTAAGCAATCCCCTTTTTATCATGAAATTCAGTTTTACTCTTATGTTTAAGCGATTCTTCCTTACATTTGTCATAAGTCCATATAGTTTTGTCTATTTTACCAACTTCACCACCACGTTTTTTATTTAAGATATTATATCCATTAGCTTTATATGATTCTATATAATATTTTTCCAACTCTGCTGACTGATTTAATTCTGTATATGATTATAACAAAGTATCAAGAAAAGGTGATAAAGAAACAAGAGAAATAATAATTACTAATTATGAAAACTAAAAGAAATTGGACGAAAGCAATTGTGTGGTCTACAATGCTTTTGATAACAGCTTTAATATGGACTTTAATCTTTAAATATATTATACTATGACAAATTTTGACATTTACTATTTAATCGGTGTATTAGTATCGGTTTATATGATTTGGTTTTATTTAATTAAATTAAAAAGACCTTTAATGGTTAGACATGTATTACTTGCAATAATGGGACCTTTGGTTTGGCCGCTACAAATTGCTAAACACATTTATGATCTTGTAAAAGGAACTGCTAAGTATTAAAAAAGAGAACTTTTAGTTCTCTTTTTTTAGTTTTATTTTATTGGGTTCTCAAATGTGATATGTGTAATACCTCCACCTAATGAATATTGACCAAACTTACTATCAAATTCTTCAATTGATTCATAATCTTCTTCGTTATTGCTCACTATAGTATTTAATCTGTTCCACTCCTCTCTTAATTTATCCGGAACCATATACCAATGACTTGAACAATCTTGATCAAAAAAGAATCTTTCATTATCCAATGACTCATTAAATTTATTTAAGTGTTTCATTATCTATTAATTTTTTATCTAACATTTACTTTAACACCGACTTTGTTATTTACAAGTGGTTTTCTTTGAGTGTGTTTATTCTCATTAAGAGAAACGGTTACTTTCTTAGAAAGTTTTACCTTGAACTGATCTTCCCAAGGAATAAATAAATTACCCTCAGCAACAACTTCAAGTTTAATAGTTCCAATCTCACCTTCTTTTAAGATTCCTAATTTCTTAATTGGAACAATACATTTACCATTTCTGATTTCTCCTGGAAACATTAAAGACCATTCATCAGACTCAACAATAATTCTTGCATAAGTTTCTTCTGGTGAAGAACCTTCAATTGCAATATCACAAATGAATTCTTCATTTATATCTTTATAAAGTTTATAATAATTATCATCCGCAGACTCATTATGAATAGGAGCGTGAATAGGAGCTGGAACAAACTCTTCAATATGAGTTCCTACAACTTCTTCTGGTCCCTTATACTCAGGTTGTTTAGGAGTAAATTCGTTTTTTTGAGGTAATTCTTTTTCAGTAGCAGGAGCTTGAAAATTAGTTACTTCTGTTGGTACTTTTTCTTCTTCAACTGATTCTTTAACGATTGGTTTAGAAAACTTACCGCTTAAAAACTCGTCAAAATTAAAAACATCTTCCATAATTTATATTATTTTGTTTTAGTATATATTAAAATTAAAAATTCACTTTTATACTTATTGATTCTCTTATACTACTTTTTACAAATCTCTCAAACTCATTAGCAGTAACTTTAATTTTACTCTCATTTATTTCAATCGATTTATCATATTCAATTCCTTTATAGTTACAATAAAGCTTAATGACTCTTTTTGTCTTTTCTTCACCAAACTCTTTTCTAATCTTAGCCCACGGATTACCTTCTACATAAGCAGCGTAATCACCACCACCTCGACGAACCGCTTCTTCTATCTCAATAAGAATAGCTATTTCTTCCCATAAGTAATTTGTTTCTTCCCATAAAGAATCAACCTCTTCCCATTTAAGATACTTTTTATATTTCATGTATATACAAACTCTTTTATTATTATATATAAAATTATCTGATTATCCAATCATGTAAATTATTATTTTTTACTAGATTAACTCTTAGGGAATCTTAATATCTTAATATATAGATAATGGGTTATTTATATAGACATATTAGATTGGATAAAAATGAAGTTTTTTATATAGGTATAGGTGGATTTTCTAAAAAAGAAAAACCTAATTCTTATGGTAGGGCATATGATAAATTTAAATAGAAATAAGTATTGGAAAAGTATGAATAATAAAAATGCACTAGGACATAAAGGAGTTGTAGGAAATAATTTTGCAGAGGGATATAAACATACTACTGAAGCAAAATATAGAATAAGTGAATCTAGTAAAGGAAATAAGCATAGACTTAATAAAGAGTCTGGATTTAAGGGTAGAAAACATAGTGACGAATCTAAAGAAAAGAATAGACAAGCGCATCTTGGTAAGAAACCAAATAAATCAGACTTTTCTTGTAGTGAAGAGACCAAGATAAAAATTGCTGAAATGTTATTAGGTGGTAAAAAAATTGAAATTGATGGTATCATATATAATTCTTACGCAGAAGCAGAAAAAATACTTGGTATAAAAAACAAAACAATACGATATAGAGTAAACTCAAAAAGCGAGAAGTTCAAAAATTATAAATTAATAGATGTCTAATTCACTATTTGGTGCAACGGTAAGTGGAACATTTGGAAGATTAGTTCAAATAGTTGGTGGCTTATATTATGATGGATTTGGAAATCTTCTTGACTTAGGAGGTGGAACATTTTCACAAGGACCACAAGGTGCAACGGGACCAACTGGTCCAGCAGGAGCAGATGGTTTTCCTGGAGCTACCGGAAGTCAAGGACCTACCGGAAGTCAAGGACCTACTGGTGCTACCGGACCGCAAGGTGAAATAGGACCT